TTGTTACCATCCTCATCTTCTTTGAGTTTGAGTTTCTTCATAGCAACAAGAATACTACTTGCATATACAAAGCCTTGACCACCTGATACCTTGTCATCTGGATCAAACATATCCTGACTTGCATATGTATGATTAGTTGCGACCATACCAATGTTCAAACTACCAAACATGTTGACAGAGTTACGAACAAGTGCAGCCAATGCTTTAGGCTTACGACCCATGTCGCCCTTCATATCACCTGCTTCAAACTGATTTACATCAGTTGGCGTTAGTAACATTCCCAAGCTATCAATAACAAACAATACTTTAGGTCTGTCTTCTGCTGGAAGTGCTTTATAATCAATAACAAATTTACTGATTGTCTTGGCTACATCATCAATCATAGCCATGTTTAGTTTTAACAATTTATCTTCTGTAGTTTCAACACCTAAGGCGTGCAACCACTTCTCATCTAAAGCATTTTCCGAATCGATGAGAACCACAAAGATACCTTGTTGCTGTGCGTGACGAACCAAGTTGCCAGAGCAGATGAAACTCTTTCCGGAACCAGATTCGCCAGCAAATACAGTGACCTTGCCAAGAGGAACCCCTTTGTTAAAATCACCACTAATAAGATAGTTAAGTGCATAATTTCCTGTATTGATCCAATCGGTCGGATCGTTAAACCCTATACTAAGTCCTTCAATGGACTTAGTGATTTCTTTTCTAAATTTACTTACGTCAAATGGCTTACCCAATTTTATCTCCAATGTGTTTACCGTTAGTATACATATTAAACGGTTGTTTATCAAGTAAGTCGGGACATTTTTCTGCGATGTTATCCAATTCATATTCACTTGGGAAATGACGCAGTAATGTTCTTGCCCGATCTCTAACTAAACTAGGTACTCTTGGTGTTTTACCAGGATCACATAGTTCTTCTAGCAATCTCTTGCTTTGCTTAATAGCCCGATATCTTTCGTCTGGTAGTGTCATAGTGTTCTCCTAATAGGGGGAAGGTTACTTCCCCCTTACTATTAAGCAGTCTTTGCTTGTCTAGCACGGATCATTGCGAGAATGTCTTGTGCTTTATCACTTGATGCCGCAGTTGGAATCGAAACTGATTCAGCCATTGCTGGTTCGTCATCAGGGATGCTAACTTTAGGAGTAGGAGTTGAAACTGGAACTGATTGTTCAGCATCATCTGCTGGCTTGCCACCTGCTGGTGCTTCCAAACCATAAGGTCTAAAATAGTTACCCCAGCGTTCATTGTCATATGGTTTACCATCTACGCTTGCTTCAAACATTTCTTTCATAATGCGTAGTTCTGCCTCACCTGGCTTCTTGGGTAAGAAGTCTAGCAATGTGTATAAACCATGTGCTTGTATTGCGGCTTGTTCTGCCTCAGTCAATGCACTTTCTTTACGTGACCAAGTTGATGTAGAGTAATCAGCATAACCACCTTTGCTTGATTTCTTAACGTTGAAGTCAAGACCACGTAAATAGTCAGTTGGCAATTCTTCCATCTCAGGATCCATCAAACTTGATTTGATGATAGTAAAGATTTGTGGGCTGATGATAAACTTACGAATTGGGTTCGCAGGTGTTACGTCATCGCCAAGAGGATTTTGACGAACAAAACCTTGGAAGATATAACTACGTTTCTTCCAATACTTGTTTGCCATTTCTTTCAAACTTTCGTCTTTGTACCATGGACGAACTTCTGCTAAGATTGGGCAAGAGTTTTCAGGTCCATACATTTCAACGCAAGGTACTTGTACTTGAATTTGTTTTACGTTTGGATCACCCTTAACGCCATTGAATGGTAGTTTGATGATTTGACGTTCTACCCAAAAGAAAGTATTTTTACTGTCTGCGTCTGGTAGGAAACGTAATGCGGCTGTTGTGCCTTCGTCCATATTCCAGTGGGGGTAGATTGAGTTGTCAGATTGTTTTGTAGAACCGTTGTTGCTACCTGACTTGTTTTCTTGTGCCGCGATACGGGCACGAATTTCTGCTAATGAGGCCATAATATTCTCCTTATTTCATTAAGATGGTCTTTGTTTTAAATTCGTCACACATAATTATGTGACTAACAAGTCGTAAGTATAAACTACTTACTGCGACCTGTCAATAGTATTTATGCCAGATATGGTTAACCTCACATTTTTAGTGAGGTTTTTGTTGACTTATTTACCCAATAATCGTTTGAGTTCTGATAATGGATCAATGCTTTCCATTGCACCCACCAAGTCACCTTTCTTAGCATACTTAGCTTTAGGACCTAATTGACCAACACGCTTTTGGTCAGTGTCTAAACTTTCTGCCATATCTTCTTCACTTGCACGATATCTAGCCGCTACTTGTGGTGTAGGTGCTATACCAGGTTGTGTCTTAAAGAAGTCACGCATATCACCTAGTTCACCTTCATTTAATTCTAATTCACTGTGAGCAAACGCTATAGTATCACGACCATCTTCGTCCCCTATACGGTACACATACACACCTGCATCGTCATCACCACTTTCATCTGGACCAATTTCCCAGCCCATTGCCGCTAATGTCTTTTGCGCCTTAGCCATTTGTTGTTCAGTACCTGACCACCAATGTGATGCCAACTGACGTAGAATTGCTTCTTCATCTGGTTCGTTACCATCGTCACCGTCATCCATTGCAAATTCTTGTAGTGGTTGCTGAGGTTCTGTTGGTGCAGGTTGCGGTGGGGGTTCTGCTGGAGCAGGAGCCGGCTGACTTCCTGCTTTAACCATATCAACTACTTCTTGCATTGCTGGATCACGTGATAGTTCCATCCAAGCTAACACTGAATCTTTAGCATCAGCATCAGGATCATCTTGTGACAACAGTTCTAGTTTACTGTGCAATTGGTCATTGTCTAACAATCCAGCTAATTCACTTTTAATAGTAAGTGCGTTAGGTCCAAAAGGTATTTGATTACCAGCACTCAATAATGTAGCCAGATTTTCTATCTGTGCTTTTGAGTTTGGTCTAAGTGCTTCATCAACAATAGTATTTGTCCATTCTTCTAATTCAACAACTTCATTCATTTCCATGACAGGTTGTGCAAACTTAGATAGAAACGGTAATGCATTTTCAATTCTTGGGTCAAGACTGCTATTCAAAAACATCTCAGCTAAATCAGTAGTCGAGTCAACTACTTCTTCATTCAATGTAGGTGTCCAGCTTTCAAAGTATTCTTTGTAGCCACGCTTGCTTGATAACTTACGTAATGTTTCACGTACTTGTCCATAATGTTGAAAACCACTTTCAACTAAATGACTGATACTTTCATTTGTATTGTTTTTGGTAGCACGGCAAAAGCCTGCCATTGTATTGTATTCTTTAATCATACTGCTGATGTGTTTACCACGCTCATCATATGGAGTGTGTCCTTCAGCAATGTTACGTGCATGTACACGTGCGAGACCGGGCATCTTTGTATCTAATAAGAACTTTTCACCGGCAGCGTTTTCAACAAAGATACGTGCGATATTACGAAAACGTTGTTCACCTTCTTCTAATGCACGGGAATGTTGAATAATAATTTTAGTTTCTGCAATATTGTCACTATAACTAGATTTTTTACCTGTTGAGTAATATCCCTCATCCATTCTTTTAGTATGCTCTCTTTTAGCCATATCTCTTCCTAATTTAGAACTATAGACTTTTTGGGGTCTTAGTTGATGACCTACAGCCCAACGATATAATCTTTTGCATAGGTCGTCAAATGACTCTTCCCCTGATCCTTCAATAGAACGACCTCTAGGGCTGTCTTGAACATCTTTACTATAGTAGATAATCATCTTACTTGTTCCATCAATAGAAACATGAACTGGACCGTAATTTACACCGTCTTTAATGAAATCGAATCGGAAAACGTCTGCTTCATCAGCAACATCAACTTCCTTACCCCCTGAGGTCATGGGTACTGGACTGTATTTGTTTAACTCGTCCTCTAATTGGTTATTTAATGATTCTTGTTTTACGGGCATGATAATCTATTTATCAAATATTAACCCAAGACCGCAAAGAACGGTAAAGGTGGTAGAAATTCGTCAAAATCCTTGATTTGATTCTCTACATCTAATAAGAAACTGCTTAACTGTTGCATCATACGCACAACTAATAAAGTAGACATGACCAAATCGTCAGTTTCCCCAACTTTAGCAGAATAGCTGCCGCCCAATGCTACAAACGTCTTTAGTTCACTGACTAACGCTTTGCTGTTAATCTTCATTTTTTTGCTTTCAACCAAATGCTTGAATTTAGCACAGGCTGCAAGTTTGCTTTTGTGTGTAGTATTGAAACCTTTACGTTTCTTTACTCCGGATTCGGTAATCATTGTACCAGAAATATTGTGTTCTCCGTATTCATTCAATGAAACAAGTGCGGCTTCACCAATTGAGTTATTTTCTAAACTGTAATAGATATTGTTTGGTTCGCCGGTACAATCAAGTATGTACTTTGTAATCTGTGTTATTAATTTGATTTGATCCGGGATAGCTGTTTTATTATGTTTCCATTCACCTATCTGTGTAGTAGTGGTTGCATCAAAAATTTGAATAGCAGATGGGTCACCACCTGTACCAAGACTTGGATCAAGACCTACAATGTAAGTATGACCTTTGACTGGTTTCTCGTACCAACGAATTTGTCCTTGTCTGTATGAAGGTTCAATACCTTCTAAATCAATTAATGTACTTGCATTAATAAGTGTTTCATCAGCGATAATGAATTCACAATTCATTTCACGACGGAATCTATCTTCACCCAACTGTGCTTGTATCTCTTTTGCCCAAACTTCATCACGATCAGGGTGTGCATGCCATGTTGCTTTATATGCACGGAAGCCATTAATACCTAGTTCAGTTTGATTACCATATTCATCTTCTGTTTTGTTAGCACCCTTCCAAATCATAGCGAATTGGTCTTCGTCACTGTTTGGAGTTGAAGTGATAATAGCTTTACCACCAGTTGATAATGTAGGTGTGATAGATGTCCAAAACTCTTTTGCAATAGTAGGTCTTACGAATGCAAACTCATCAAGATATAATAATGAAATAGATAGACCACGACCTGTATTTTCTGTTGTTGTAGCACTTATAATACGACTACCATTGTCAAAGTCTAATGAGCCTTTGTTGTATGTAGTGACACCAGCTTTAATATGATTAGGGCAGTTCTCGTATGCATAACGAATACGTTGCATAATCTCCTGAGCCCCTGCATATTTATGCGCCGCAATAAGAATTGTACTGTCTGGTACAAACATAGCATACCAAAGTAGATATCCTGCCGCACTAGTTGACTTACCCGTTTGTCGAGCCATTAAACTAATGCTGAAACGATAGTTATGGTAAGTATGTATTAGTTTTTCTTGGAAGTCCCATGGATGATACAACATGCTACCGCGTGTTGGGTGTTGTATGTAAAAGAAGTTATCCATAAAGTATAGATAACCTGTGTTTGGATCACTACATTTGATAAAGTCATCTAATTCTTTATCCGAGTTGAATGTAGTTTTTACATAAGGTGTTTTAACTAGTGAAGGTGTACCGCTCATAATTACTATTTAGTAAACACAAGGGACTATGTTTATAATCCGTATCTACCGCGTAATGCGTTGAAGTTTTGTTGAATTTGAATTGCGTTTAATGCTTGTCCGTAGATAGCAACTGAGCCAATATCACCGCGCCAATAGTTATCTGACCTCGCTACTGCTTCTATTCCACTGTTTATAAATTGATAAAATGTTACGCCAGTATCTGGTGTGCCTATCTGTTGTCCGTTAATATAATAAGTCACTACTCCACTAGTGGTTTGTGTTGCGGCTACGACTATCCACTGGTTATCTGTCACAGTGAAAGATGCGGATGCTGTGCTGGCCCACGGGCTACTAGGACCGGTGCTGAAATGCATTGTCCAAGTGCTTCCGGACACATGATACATGTAGGTATTGAAATTACGATTATTACCGTTGCCACCAAACAAGTTACGATAAGTAGCATTACCGGTGTTGGCATTGACAGTTCTAATTGCAAACATTGTAGTCTTACCTGTGTAAGTGACATTCATTTTAGATGTGGTCACCGGAGCATACTGGTTAGTACCATTAAAACTAAAATAACTTGCTGTACCGGCACTGGTAAAAGATGGACTGTTGGTCAAAGTGGCATCGTTTTGATATGTGCTAAGGTCCGTCCAAGTTGTCCCCGAGCCAGAATAACTACTAGTGTCGCCGGCATCAATGTATAATAGTTGACCTGATGTTACTATAGAGTATGATCCTGTCCAAGGATTACCTGAACTATATGTAAATCCTGTTATAACGCCATTGTTGGCTGCACACACATAGTTCCATACTATATCATTGGCAGGACTAGTTCCCCCAATGAGTTGATTACCAGGCATAGTTAATTGACCACTGCTGGCTGAATAGCCACCGGCACCATATGGGCAGGTAATATTACTAAAAACTCCGTTGGTTAGTGTAAAGCTGATTGTAGCTTGACCATATGTAAAAGTCAAGCCTGTATATACCTGGGAGGTTATCCAAGGACGTCCCGCAACCAATCCATCAGTATTAGTATTATCTACTATATCATTGTCAGAATACTGTGTTGGTAATTGCGTAATATCATAATAGACTCTAGGATTAGATACTGCTAATCTATCGGATGACGCTAAATCTAGTTTAGCTTTTTGTCTTAATTCTTTAGTTGATAATGTTGATATTCCGTTTAGTGACATGTTATTTTCCTATAGGCTTTTCGCCAGTCAAATATGGTTTACTGAACCATAGTTGAAACCACTCGGGAGTACCTGGTTTGATGTTATGTTCACGCATTAGTCGACCTTTTTCGTTTCCAGTAATACTTATATTGCTTTCTTCACCGATAATTTGCGGAGTAATTCCACTAAGTTTCTTTAAATCTTCTAATGTAGTATCGAGGTTTTCTTGACGTGAAGGGACAGATTTGAGTTTGTCAAATCCGTTCATTATTTTAGCTTGTTTCCATACATCAAAGGACATGATGTATTTATCGGATTATTTGATATCTAAAGGGCGAGTTTTAGTTGCTACTATGCAGTAGTATTTTTCTCTGGCTTCGATTTTATTGCCTTCTTCATCTTGCCCTACTGCTAAATCAAATTCTAGTGTATTGAACGCATTAATAGTAAATCCAGTACGGTCAATCAATGCGGCTAACTGAGTAGAACCTAAAATGCTATAGTGATTCAAGTTAGTTTCATGCTTACGGTCACAATCTGGAGCAGGAACTTCAATATAAATCTTTCCACCTTGCTTTAGAATACGATTGTATTCCATTAATGAAAAGATTGGGTATGGACTATGTTCCAGTGCATGGCGCAAGAAGATAAAGTCTACACTTTCATCATAGTAACCGTCTTTTTGTGGTAAGAAGGTTAAATCATATGGTTTAACAACATGACCTTTGCTTTCACAAAGTTTAATATCGCCCGGACTTAATGTTACACCAACAAGATTAGTGTACCCGCGTTCTTTCATTGCATCTAAGAAGTAACCAGGACCGCAGCCTAAATCTAAGATATGTGCATCTTTCTTTAAATTTAATGGGTCAATGTAAGATTCAACTACTTGTTTAGTTAGTTGTAAATGAAAACCGCTTTCGCCCTCATCGTAGATATGGGCAGTGTATAACCACTCATTATAGAATTTTAGTTTAATTAAGTCTAGTGTGTTGTTGATATCAATCATAGTTTTCCTGAATAAGATAAAATTACTTATTCAAAAATAAAGTGATTGAATTATTTTCCGAAACCTTTGAAGCCGCTGATTGGGCTTGATTTTTGAGTATCGTCTAGTTCTTTACTTTTCATGTCACCGTGATTTAAGTCTTTATACTCTGCACCAACAGCTTTATATGCTTGTTTTAGCATATCCTGTTCTTGTTGCGTATATGGGTGTGTGGTTTTTTGCTTACCTACCCAACTTTTTGCTGGCATGTGAAGTGGATCTTTTCCATTTGCGCCTGCTACTGCCATACCCAAACGATATGCAGTATAATCACTACTAACATGTTCACTATCACCGTATGTATTCAATCCCCTAGTAGACTGTGATTGTCTCTTAGAAACTTTCTTTTGGCTTGATTCAGCCATGAATTCATTCGCTCTCATATCAAGTATTTATCTTAGCAACTACGTTATGAGTTATAGTGCTATTTGCAAAGGGTGAAACATTGAATTTTAGTTGTCCAAACGCAGTTGTTACACTATAGTGTGTTAGTACTGAACCAACAAATATAGTACCGGATATCACATATTTTACATCTGCATTATTGTTTTGTTTAGTAGCTTCTACTACTGCAAATTGACTGTTTTGTGTACTAGATTCAATTGATGTAATTTCAAATCTTACTGTTCTTACCTGAGACATTGGGATTTCATATAGTGTTTGGTCAATATCATTATTACTAGTGGTTGCCAAGAATGCACTGCTATCAACTAAAACAGTAGTACCAAGTCTTATTGTACTAGTAGCAGTAAGGTTAACTGCACGTAATGTGGCAGAAGAGGTAATAGTATCTGTACCACCGGTTAATGTTACACCATTGACTTTAATACTATTCCCTACATATATATTTTGAATTGTATTTGATGAACTACCAATATTAACAGTGGTAATTGATGGTATTATATTAGTACCTATTGTGACATTACTACCGTCGAATGTTAAGGCACTAGTACCTGAGTAACTGTTAGAAGTTGCCCCGTCAATTTCTGAAATTGTTTTGAACTGAAAAGCTCCGATAGGACCTTCAGGGTCAACCAATGTCTGTAAATTAGCAAAATTATTGTTTATTTTGCCAAATGCAACTCGTAACGGATCACCCGTTCCGTCGTTGGGTAACTCACCTATAATAATGTTTGCGTATGCCATGTGATATGTTCCGTAATACTGTATTTATCATAAATACTACATACTTCCAAGGAACACAAATGGACTCGAAATACGTAAAAGCATACGTTTCTATGCTGAATAGATTAACAGAAGAAGAGGGCGTAAGTCGCTTTGCAAATACGGCTGATTTTTATGCCAATGGTAAAGAAGGTCCTGCAGGACAAAGAACTACTATTGATACTAGTACCGGAAAACAGACTACAACAAGTGGTATGGGATCCGATGTAACCAGTGTTCAAGGTACACCCATTTCACACACTACCCCAAGTTTAAATGGTTATTCAAAGAAAACATATACAGGTAGCGCACAGGGTAAGGGAATTGCTTCCGGTGGACAAAAACAAAGATACAACGATGGCAGTTTAGATGCAACTCAGTATCAAGACCCTGCAGGAAAACAAACATCTGCAAACATGTCATACGATATGGGGGTTGCTAAAGCAACAGTAAATCAACAAGGAGATGAGAATGCTCCTGTACAGACAAGTATGCAGTATACACAAGGTGAACCCGACCAACCACAAACAATGGAAGAAGAACTAGATGCCATGCGTAGGATAATGAATCATAGAAGATAAATATACGTATATTTAGGAGACAAATATGCGTATATTTTTAGCACTGATGCTGGCTCTAGCATCTACAACCACTTTTTCTTGGGATCAACGCCCTCCCCTACCCGTACAAGCATGTCAAGTTCATAGCCCTTATGGATTTGCACAAACTGCACGTACTGCACAACCAATCTGCCGCGAAGCATATCTTGTAGCATATGATGCTCCTGTTAAGATTCCAGTATATGTAGCATATACATTACTACCACAAAATGCAATAGGGTGTTTCCCACGTACTAATGCGTTTGTTGCTGACAAGAGTATAGCTGGCGGTGCAACACCGGATGACTATGCTGGTACAGGATACGATAAAGGACATGCTGTTCCTGATGGTGACTTGAGTTGGACTCAACAAGTAGAGTATGAGAGTTTCTTAATGACTAACATGTATCCACAACATGGTTCATTGAATCGTGGTATATGGAAACTATTAGAGACAAGTGTTAGAGGTTGGGCAGTCCAATTAAAACAACCCCTAACTGTTTATGTAGGTGCATTGTATGGTGCAGGTGATTTGACTATTGGTAGGGGAATTATCGTTCCGCATGCTTACTACAAGATTGTAATTAATCAAACTACAGGACAAGTTGCTGGATGGGTATTCCCTCATACTAAACCATATGTTAACTTAGGTAATGATTTGACTAAGTTCCGTGTATCGGTTGCTGATATACAGAAACAAGCGGGAGTAACTTATGCTTTCCCTAAAAACGCTACAGAATTGCAGCCGGGAAAAGAATGGCCAGTTGACTATGGCGCATTAACTAACGCTAAACGTGCTAAATGCGGAAAGAATGCTGAGTAATTATTTGCCAGCTTTATCAAAAATATCTTTTTGAATTTTATACCACTCTATCCATGAATCGTTTTTAACAGCGCATTCATAGTAAGTGGTATAATTTTTTATGATTGTCTTGGTTATGTCGCTTAACTTTGGTTCTTCTTCTAATTTGTCTAATTGAGGACATTTTACTAAAAGTTGTTCCGGTGCTTCTGGAAACTTAACAGTTACTGGTACAATAGTACTACATCCTGTTGCTAAGAATGCAAGTATGATAAAAATTGCTAGTACAAATAATTTAAGTAAATTCATTTTGGTGCCTCCGCCGCATCATTCAATGCTTTAATAAAATCTTTAGGGATCTCACATTGTCCACCGGGGGCAAATTTAGTGTCATACTTGACTATTTCACGGTCAATATATTTTACAATATTTTCTCCACGTGTCCGTACAATCTGAGTTTTTGTAATTACTTTAGTAACTATCTTTGTATTCTCTTTGGCACTTTTAAGTTCAGCCTCAGCTAATTTAGCTTCAACTTCTTTGACTTTAAGCTGCCAGGCTGCATAATCTGCTAATCCACCTTCTAAATATAAGGCAAAAGCAAGAACAATCAAACTAATGACACGTATTGGAAGAACATACATTTTGATTCCAGGAACCATTCCTAATACAAATCCGGCTACTGTTCCCAGTATACCACCGATTAACATTGCATGAAAGACCCAATCGGGCAAAAATGATATTATCCACATATAGTTATTTATTAAAATATGAGTCTGACTTTAACCAATCATAGTATATTTTGAAGCCCTCTGCTACATCAACTTTGGGGTCAAAGCCAAAGTCACGTCTGGCTGCATCAATATTCAATGCACCCCTGCTTGGAAAGTCTAAATCTCTATCTCTTATGGTCAACATGCCGCCACCAGCAAGTTCTAGTGCCATACGTGCGGCTTCTAATAGTGTCACGCTGTGACTTTTTGTGATATTGTATGTCTTGTTTTCCGTATTATCAGATAGTGCGGCAGCAACAATACCATCTGCGGCGTCATCCACATATGTGAAGTCTAGTGTTTCTGTTTCACCGTTAACTTGGATAGTTTCTCCGCGCATTGCGGCAAGTAAAAATTTACTTATTACTCTATCTTCTACATCCAGAGGTCCATAAACAGCACTAGGGCGAATGATAGTATGCACAATATTAGTTCTACGAGTATAATCTCTAACAAGCCATTCTCCTGCTAATTTCATAATGCCATATTGTCCTTGGGGATTACAGATGGCATCTTCTGTAACATCATCAGTAAAATCACCATATACCATTGAACTGCTGATATAGATAAACTTCCTTACTTCATATTTATTGCTAGCTTCTAATAAATTTATTAGTCCTTCACTCATAGTACGACTACCTAAAATTGGGTTTTCATTCACAACTTTTTGTCTAGGGAAACTTGCTAAATGAATTACAATTTCAGGTTCTTCAATTTGAAATACACCATCAATATCATTGTTTGAAATATCGTATGTATAGATAGCACCTTTATATTCATCTATCTTTTTCAAACGATTATACATTAGATAGTCAATTTCTTCTTGCGGAATAAGTCCGTAATTTGTTTTTGTATCTATGATTGATACAATATGTCCTTGATCCTGTAGTCTCTTAACTACATTGTGACCAATCAATCCTAATCCACCTGTCACTAAAATATTCATAACGTAAATAATCCTTTAACATATAACGCAATCATAATAATATTCAATACCCACATGCTTGGTTGTTTCCACATAAAGCCTAACCACATCCACAAGAATGCAGTTATGATACCTATATATTTGTTCAATGGTATAATATCATGGCTAGTAAGATACACTGTTGCAAGTGCAAAAACAGTAGCCGACCACTTAACAATAAATTCTAATTTATTCAAAACGTAACCTATAATACATTAATTGTTCTGATGTAAGATAAGCACGAATTTCATATCTCCAACCATATCCATCAGGAATTCTATGCCAGCTTGCGGTGGGTTCACTATTATTCATTACCCAATTACCTGAATCTGTTTTCTCCCACTCCCAAAGATGTTGTGATGCAAATAAATCAGGATCCTCAACATCACCCATCATAAACTCATGCACCAGATAAGTGAATACCTTAGTATCAGAATCTTCATACATTATCATACTGCCATCTTTGCCCTAATCGCATCGTGGCTTTGATAGTTCTCTAAATGAATGTCCTGCATTGTCATTTCAAAGATATTGTTCTTTTGTGAATTCAACATCAATATTGGTAATGGGTGTGGCTCACGATTTAATTGTTCTTTAACTTGGTCAACATGATCGGTATAGATATGCGTATCGCCAGTACTTATAATCAACTCACCTACTTTTAAATTACAATGATGTGCGATTAAATGTGTAAGCAACGCATAGCTAGCAATGTTAAAAGGTAAGCCAAGAAACACATCCACACTGCGCTGGTACATATGACAAGAGAGTTCTTTGTTTTTGTTGACATAAAATTGACTCATTACATGACACGGTGGCAAAGCCATTTGATCCATTTCACCTACATTCCAAGCACTAAGAATATGTCTACGACCATTAGGGTCTTTAACTAAACCCTCAAGTAAGTTCTTTAGTTGGTCAATTTCTTTTTCATCATTTCTCCAGTGCCGCCATTGTACTCCATATACTCTTCCCAAGTCACCTTCAAATTTTGCTTTATCTTTCCAGTAAGGTGCTAGTGCGTTTGGTGTCCAAATTGTTACGGTGCCTTCTCTGCTACCATGAGTAATCTCTGCTAAACGTCTTTCATCTTGCGAGCCTTCAATGAACCAAAGTAATTCACCTACACACGCTTTCCAAGCCAACTTTTTAGTTGTGACGGCTGGAAAGCCCCTACGCAAATCAAAGCGAAGATTACGTCCAAACACACTAATAGTGCCAACACCAGTTCTATCATCTTTTGTTTCTCCGTTATCTAATATATCTTGTAAAAGTTGTAAATATGTTTTCATGTTGCGATTATATCAAATCATTAAACTTAATACAACATCATTTGGCAAATTGCCCTAAACTTTAGGGCAATTTGTTTTATAGTTTACCTAATAACTTATCTGTCTCAGGCTGTACTGTATCAGCAATGTTTTCAACATTCAATATAAATTCAAGATTAACAATTTGATGGTCAAGTTCAATCAATTTGCGATTAACTATTTCTTCCACCTCTTCAGGCTCTAAGCCTTGTTTTAGTAATGTTTGAATATTAATAGTTTGTTGACGTTTTCCTTGAAATTTAAGAATAATCTTTTTGATGAATTGAATAGGTATTTTACTCTTTTCAACATCCTCAAGGATATTTTGCCATTTGTTATATAATTCATTTGACATTACCCGGTTCCTTTGTTAATCGGAATTAGGCAGTGGTCTTAGTTTTTCTAGGTGCTTTAGCTGGTGCAACAACTGCTTCAACAACTTTAGCTTTTTTTGCTTTAGTTGTTTTTGCGGGTGCTGGTTGCAATGAAGGAGCCATTTGAACAGCTTCATCACGCAAACGTTTAGATTCTGCAAGTAAACCATTTGCTTCACGTTCCATTTTTTCAGCTTGTTCAATACGTTGTTTAGCAAGAACCATGTCATCAAGTACAGCGTTAGATACGATTGGATCACGCATTTTACGTGCTACTTCTGCAGGAGTTCTCATTCCTGCACTTTGATCCATGTCAGCCATTTTTCTAACTGCATCCTCACCCTGTTTCATATCATTTAGTATCTTGTTTAATTCATCAAGTCTAATTGTAGTAGTAGGATTTGGTGTTACTAACACTTGAGCAGTTTGTACTTTTTTCAACATACCTTCTCTGTGCAACACTTGAAGAATGATTTTACCATCTTGTGTGTAACTACGGTTTAATGCATCAGCTAGGTGTTCGCTGGCTTGACCGATATCGCTTTCAATGCTTCTTATCAATGCATCATGTAATTGGGCATGAAGTGTTTCTGTATTAACAACTAAACCCATATGCGGCTCGCCGGGGATTTCCCGAAATACGATTGCCACTTTTCTATCACCCATTTTACCAACATGTCTTAAAAAACTCATAATATTCTCCTAAAGCTTTTATGCTTAAGATATTTAATATGAGTTTGATTAGTGGTAAAATTTATCTTGTCAATAGGTCCAGCATTTTGTATTTTTCGTAGGCATCTACAACTGCAGGTGTATCATTATCAATAGTGGGGACAACTTGAAACCAAAGTTTGTGACCATTTTTAAATGGATGTAAGTAATCATTGTCACCTACAAATCTTCTTGGTTGGTGAATCTTACCAGCATACCATAATCTATGTGCAAGGGCAACCAAATCCTCTAGTTCGTAATCATCCAAATCATAACGTTCAGGATTACGAGCAAAAGGATTACCTTGTGCGTGATATGCTTTCACTACACCAATATATCTATCATAGTCAGGTGCATCGGTACGAGTTATGATGACCATAACCTCATCCTCGGACACTTCACCATTCATGAGGCTAAGCAAGCATCCACCAAAACTAGTACCAATGTACATCATATTAAATCTCAATCATCGTTGTTTTTAACAGTAGTTAAGGTATGTTTTAATAATCTATAAAAAACATAGAATATACCAGCAACACTTCCTAGTAGGAATAGTGTACCAAAAATATTAGCAAGAGTAGTTATAGTTTCCATTATGTTTCCTTATTTTTCATCATAAATTGCGTAAGTACCGAACGGGGGATTCGGGTTTTTGTCACCGTGAATGATCCAAGTAGTATCACAATAATCAGGGTCACCCCAGCTACCGAAAGGATATCCATCAGTAAACACAATCAAACGATTAGGTTCAATTGCATTTTCTTTCAAGTAATCAAAGATACAATCAAAGTCAGTACCACCACCGCCTTGAGGTTCGTATTCATCAATACGATCCATGTTCTCACTTGAGAAGTCTTGTGGGTTATATGTGTTAGTATCAAAACAGAATACATGTACCTTATAACCATCAAAGCTATCCATCATACCAGCAATCTCACCCAAGAATGCTTGTGCTTGTGCATTGCTAATACTACCTGACATATCAAGTGACACAACAACGTCAATCTCTTCACCCGGTGTCATGCCGGGCATGATAGCATCCATGTGCCAGCCTTTACGATTGGCTCGCATCCAGCTAAAGTCAGTGCGAATGCAACTAGTCAAGTTAGTTTGAATCAGTTCACGCCAGGGCATAACTGGGTCAGTAACTTGTTTAATCAATCGTTCAACACCTGCAGGGATAGAACCTGCCTCAGCACTTTGTGCGGCTTGCAGAATAGCTTGTTTCATTTCCTGACGTGCTTGTTCACGTTCTTCGGAACTCATGCGTGGGCGTTTGCTTTTTTTGTCGCTATCACCGTCTCCATCACCCTCACCTTCGCTATCACCATCGCTATCACCATCCATATGCTCATCAAGCATTTGGTCAATTAGTTTATCCAAATTAATTTTGTCTGCTTTGTCGTATAAGTCATCATATACTGCCTCAGCAGTCCAGCCTTCATATTTTCTTTCATACAAGCAAGGCACCGATGTAATGAATTGGCCTACATTGTGCTTTTTCAAGTCAGCATTCACACAATAGTCATCAGCAATATTCCACAACTGAGGATCACGTGTACCTCTACGACCCATGTGGTCATATACAACATGTAACACTTCATGACCTACTAAGAATTCAACTTCTTTAGGCTTCAACAACATAATAAAGCGGCTATTGTAATAAAATTTTGATCCATCTGTTGCCGCTGTTGCACACCATTCATCAGCGTTAACTAATTTCATGCGAGTAGCAAGATTACCAAAGAAACTATGACGTAACAACAAACCAATACGTGCGGACACTAATCGTTCACGTGCTAGATTATCTACCTTAGCATCATATGGACCAATAAGATTGTCAAATTTCTTATTGCGTCTTTTCTTTTTTGTAGGGGCAATTACGTCACTCATGTTGTTTCCTTAATAATTTAATACTGATAGTATAGCAGATGTTTGATTTATTGTCAATAAAAAAGAGCGGGGGCATTCACACCACCCCCGCTCAAAGGTGTCTTTCGACACCGAGGGAGTCAACTTTCGTTGCCCAAATCAATTACCTGCATCAACGATATATTTACCGTATTTCTTGTGAAACTCATCAAAGTTTTTCAACTGACTAGGTTCGATTGGAAGCAAATATGTTTTAAGTGCAATCTTTGCCGCAACCACGACCAACTCAGTCTCAAAGTTTGACATTGTGAAGTCAAAGAAGTTTTGAGCCATTTCGTGGAACTTCTTGCTATCAACTTTTTTGTTTTGGTGTGCATCACGCAATTCATAGCACATACCAATTGCAAGTGAATACATTGCAGAAATTTCTTTAACTGCAAGGTCTTTCACTTTACCTGCAAGAATGTCGCTAGGGTCGGGCATCTTACCTGCTACCTTGCGGTGTGCTTTAAACTTAACTGCAAGACCTTCACCAACAGCACCTGCTACCAAATTGAATTGAGTATCCTCATCCATTTCTGTATCGCTAATCAAATCGCTAACAAAACACCAGCTACGGGGTGTTGCAAATGCACGACTTGAGGATTTGCTATCAAAATCATACAAATCTTGTTTAGCAAACGACAAGTAACCCACAACGTCTTTGTGAATGCCTTTGTTTGCGGCCCATTGTTGCCATGACGTAAAGTCAGGGCGCATTTCTAAGTGAATAAAACGATTAGCAAGGGGCATTGGCATGCGATATGTAACACCTTTGTCACTATCACGATTACCTGCCGCTACGATAACAACATTGTCGGGCAAGAAGTATTTACCAACACGGCGATTCAGAATCAACTGATAGCCTGCGGCTTGTACTGCTGGGGAGGCACTGTTCATTTCATCTAAGAACAATACAACAATAGGATACTTGCTTGCAAGTTCCTCATCGGGCAAGTCTACTGGGGGAGCCCAGTCCATCTTGCTAATATCTTTGTTAAAAAACGGGATACCACGAATGTCAGTGGGTTCCATTTGAGCCATACGCAAGTCAATAACATGACCTTTCAATTCATCGGCAATTTCTTGCACGACCTCAGACTTACCAATGCCGGGAGGTCCCCAGAGAAAAACAGGTCGTTTAGTTTTGAAAGCAGATAGAATTGCTTTTCGGGTTTGAACACTAGTGATAGTGTGATTGTCAGATACTTGTGATGCCATTGTTGACTCCTTGTTGATGGCTTATTGATACAGAAAACATAGTATAACAGTAAACGTATTTACTGTCAATCATTTTTTACGTCTTTTTGCTTTTTGGATAACATTATCTAGCAATGCACATGCCAATTCACCTTCACGGCGAAAGGCTTCACGTTCCCAAGGGCGCTTGAGATATGTTACGGTATATTGTTTCCCTAACCAAATCCGTTTTGCCTTACCGTTGCGTGATATTTCACCACGATACTGACCACGAACATACTGCTTGGCGTGAACCATTTCGTGGGCAAGTGTCATCAGCATTTGCGGTAATGCTAAAGCACTATCCACTGCTATACTGATTTCTTTGTCGCCGGTCTTAGCGCAGACCCCGTTGTTACCGTCTCTTTGACGCAGTTTAGGGGCTATACAAATGTATACTTTATACTTAAAATCTAAAATATTTAAGTATTTTGCATAAAATTTGGCAGTCTTTTGAAACATTTGGACCTTCTCAGGACTAGTGTTTCCGTGTGCTAAGATTTTGATTTCCATGCTGTAAGTATAGCAGATAGTCCATTTACTGTCAACCTGACGGAACAGATACTTTTAAAATGAATAAATACAGTATAAAAAGGAATTCTGAATGAGTTGGCCAGCCAATCCACTAAACGGACAACAAGTAACCGTAAACGGTCTTTTATATTCGTATAATGCAACTAACCAAACGTGGGACCGTATTGGATATGTTTCATCAGCCGTCACCACTGATGAAACCGTTATAACCAAACTAACAGTATTGGAACGTGCAACTCTAGGAGATATTGCAAATATACAAATTTCAGGCGGAGTTCCTGGACAAGTAATACAAACTGATGGTTATGGAAATTTAAGTTGGCAGACAGAGGCAGTACTGAACCCCGGTGGATCCAACACATTTGTTCAATTCAATGATGAAGGTACTACCTTAGGTGGTGTAGCTAATTTTGCCTTTGACAAAGCTTCTAACACACTTTCGGTTGATTATGCTAATCTAGTATTGAATGCAAATGCAAATAATCAACCAAATATCACTACAGTTGGTGCACTAAGTAACTTAGAAGTTACCGGAAACTTGACTGTATACGGAAACACAGACCTTCAAGGTAATCTACATATCGGCGGTACTGTTATTTCCGATGGTAGAGTTAGTGCAAGTGCATATGCGGCACCGGGTGCAAATAATCAAATATTGCTAAACAAAGCCGGCAATATTGACGGTGACGCCAATCTAACATTTACAAACAGTAATACACTTGCAGTTATAGGTAACATTACTGCTACTAGTACAATAAGTGCAACCAGTTTAACAGGTAATTTAACAACAGCCGCACAACCCAATATCACTTCAGTTGGTACACTAACTAGTTTAAGTGTTACAGGTAACATAGTTGCCGGTAATATCAAAGTTGCGTTTGCAAACGCAAACATTTACAATGCACCAAACTCAACTGCCAACACACAGATATTAGTAAACAAAGCCGGTAACATTGGTAGTTTTAGTAATCTATTCTTTGATGGCAATTTATTAACAGTTACCGGGAACGTACAATCAAGAAATGCTAACTTAGGCAATGCAGTTGTTGCTAATTACTTTACTGGTAATTTAACATCAGGTCCACAAACAGGTATTACAAGTGTTGGTACATTAGACAGTCTAACAGTTACAGGAAATATTGCAAGTGGCAATGCTAATTTAGGTAACTTAGCTACTGCCAATTATATTACGGGAACACTAACAACAAACGCACAACCAAACATTACATCAGTAGGAAATCTAACTAGTTTACGTGTTTTAGGTGATTCAAATATTGCCGGTAATCTATATATAGGTGGAACAACTATTGGTGCAGGTGGGATTACTGCACCGTCATTCACCGGTAATGTCAACGGTAATATTTCAGGTACATTGACTGCGCCTGGTTCAGATAAACAAGTTCTTTTTAATAAAACAGGTAATGTAGGTGCAAGTGCTAACATCACATTTACTGAAGGCAGCACAGGTAGACCGGCTAACTTAACTGTTCTTGGTAATATTAGATCCAATAATTTGAGTGTTGTTGCAACTATATCAGCACCTAACATAGCAGGAACGTTAACTGCTGGATCGGGTTATCAACCCAATATTATCAGTGTCGGTACATTAAATTCATTGACATTAGATGGCGGTGATGCAATATTTAGAAATACAATCATTGACACTACAACAAATGTAAGAATCAGAGGACCATTAATTCCTACCGGAAACATGGAGGAAGACATTGGTACTACTGATAATCACTGGCGAGATTTATATCTTGCAGGTAATACTATTCGTCTTGGTAACACAATCATTACTGCTACTAGTTCAAACGGTATCATTGTTAGTGGTGCAGTTGTTGCATCAGGTGGTGTATCAAGTGACACTACTGCAACGAATACCACATTTGTAACTTTAACTGCAACTAGTACCGGCGGGGTATCTACTTTAACTTTTGCTGACCAAACAGTTCCACCGTTTAATGCTGGTGGATTAATTACAGTTACGGGCGTGACACCAACACAATACAACGGTACATACACAGTTACTGTAGGAACAGTAAATAGCGTTTCATATTTAAAAACAGTTATAGGTTCACAGTCTATAGCAGGTACTATTAGGTCCGGTGGCAATCCACCGTTCACTGTAACAAGTACGTTGATGGTTGCAAATCTGAACGTTGAATTGTTACAGGGTTATGCACCTACAACATTAGATATAGCCAACACCATTGTACAACGTGATGCTAATAGCAATTTCTTAGCTAACATCATTACTGCAAATAATATCTTTGGTGTTGCTGACAGAGCAAACACAGTCATTAACAGCGCACAACCAAACATTACAAGCACAGGTACATTGGTTTCATTAAATGTTGCCGGGCTTATCGTAGCCGCTAATATTGACATTGATAATTATGTAGATGCCGGATGGGTAAGAGCAAACATACGTGATTCTGATGGGTATCTTGGTTCTAAGATTGTTGGTCAAGTAGCTAATGCTGCCTCAGCCAATAATGTATCGGGTAGTAATGTAGTTGGTCAAGTGTCCAATGCATTGGTTGCAGGTACAGTCTACACTCATGCACAACCCGAAATTACTAGTCTAGGTGTCTTAACTAATTTACATGTTTCAGGCGATGCAAATGTAGATGGCAATTTATATGTGGGCGGTACTACAATTTCTCAAGGTGGTTTGTCTGCAACTACTATTAATGGTACTATTTCTGGTACATTTGTTTCACCCGGATCAAATTCAGAAATTTTATTCAATAAACAAGGTGTGATTGGTTCTGATAGTGATTTCCAATATAACTCATTAACCAAATCATTAACTACGATTGGCAAATTCTTTTCGCAGGACGCTAATCTAGGTAACTCAGTAGAATCTAATTACTATCTAGGCAATGCATATTATCTTGCAAACATACAAGGTAGTAATGTAGATGGAACCGTTGCGCTTGCAACTAAAGCAGGTACTGTAACAACAGCCGCACAACCAAACATCACAAGCACAGGAACACTTACAACATTACATGTAGGAGGAGATGCTCTTATTGACGGTGATTTAACTGTTGGTGGTACTACAATTTCTCAAGGTGGACTAACCACTACTACATTTAATCTAGACAAAGGCGTAACAACAACAGATCAACCACTTTCAATAAATGAAGAATGGAATAATAGCTTAGTTAGTTTTACTTCTTTCCAACAAGAAATTATTGATACTGCTAGTGATCCAACATCACTACTAGCAGAGTTTAATGTTAATGGTTTAAACGTATTTAAGGTTGACAAGAAGGGTAATGTTTGGGCTAAAGATATTACTGCCAGTAATGTTGCAGGTACAATAACATATGCTTACCAGCCATATATTACAAGTCTTGGTACACTTAGTTCATTAAATGTATCTGCTAATATTAATTCAGGTAATGCTAATTTAGGTAACTTAGTAACTGCTAATTATTTTAGCGGTAACGGTGTTTATCTTACTGGATTACCTAGACCAACAGAAATTAAAGACGACAACAATACTAGCAATGTAAAAGTTGAAGCTGATGGAAACATCACAGTATCTATTTCTGGTACAGCTAATGTTGCATTGTTTGGTGGTTCAAATCTTACAATCAAAGATACAATTATATCTGCTAATGCAAACTTGGGCGATAGAGTAAGAGCAAACTATTTCATTGGTAATGGTAATTCATTAGCAAATCTAACCGGTGCTAATGTTACCGGATATGTTCCTTTAGCAGGTACTGCAAATCTTGCTGGCAATGTTATAGCAAGCAGTCAACCAAATATAACAAGTTTCGGAACATTAGTATCATTGGCAACTATAGGAACAGTTAATGCTACTTTAGGTAATAGTGTAACCTCAAACTACTTCCTTGGTAGATTTACTGTTAGTGCAAGTAATCAACCCAATATTTCTAATGTAGGTACTCTTACATCATTAACAACCGGAGCAACGGTTGAGTCAAGCTTAGGCAATAGTGTAACTAGTAACTACTTTAAAGGTAACGGTTATTATCTATCAGATATTGTGGGTAGCAATGTTACTGGTACTGTTGCAAGTGCAACTACTGCTACAACTGCTGACACAGTTACTAATGCGTCTCAACCTACTATTACTAGTTTGGGAACACTAACAAGTTTAGATGTTGCAGGACTAACCACTACACAAGATATAACAATCACCGGTAACTTAACAGTATCCGGTGACACTATAACTGCTAATGTTACTGGATTAGTAGTGCAAGACCCATTAATTGAAATGGGTGGAAACTTAAATGGAACATTAACTACTAATGATGGGTATGACCGCGGTACTATCATGCATTATTATGATACAAGTACTGCAAGCCAAACTAATGCATTTATGGGCTGGAAGAATTCAGCAAAAGAATTTGTATTTGCAAGCAAAGCAACTATTGCAACTAATATCGCAACAATTGTTAACTTAGGTAACATTAAAGCAGGTAATGCTAATTTAGGTAATTTAGTAACTGCAAATTATATTACTGGCACACTAACAACAACAAGTCAACCTAACATTACTTCTATTGGTAAGTTAGCTAATCTTGTAGTTGGTAATACTACAAATTTTGCTACACACGGCAATGGTACTATAACAACAAGTGGAAATATATCTATTACTACCGGATACTATTTTATAGGCGACGGTAGTAAACTAACTGGCATTGATACATCTAGTCTTAAAAATGGTACTAGCAACATTTCTATCTACGAAAATGATAACGTTGCAGTAAGTATAAACGGTACAACCAATTCTGTAGTAATAACAAGTACAGGCATCTTTACTGCAAATGCCAACATTACTGCTAATCTTAGTGCAGGTAATGCGTTTGTTACCGGCACTGTTAGAGCCCCGACAATGTTTGCTAACGTATCAGATGGTACAGCACCGTTTACAGTCTTAAGCACAACACGTGTTGCTAATCTAAATGTTGATTATTCAAATGTAAGTGATTATTCATTTGTAAAGGACATAACAACTGGAACATTCTATCCAGTATTAAGTAGTAGTGCATCTGATGGTAATTATCAATTATCCGGAAACTCTACATTATCTTTTAATGTTGGTACCGGTACATTAAGTGCATCTAAAATTGCCGGTACATTAACAACAGCCGCACAACCAAACATCACAAGTACAGGTAGATTAACTACACTAACTGTCGGTGGCGCCTCAGCAAACACATTCATTGACAGTTCAGGTGTTAATGCAAATGGTATAGTTACATCAATTGATTTGAAAGTTGAAAATAGCGGGTTTGCCGCTGGATCAGGTAATGTTAACTTCATCAAAACAGCTAACGTACACTTAGGTGGAGTTGCTAATTTACATATCTCTGGTGGTACATCAGGAGACTTCGTACAAACTGATGGTGCAGGCGTTCTAACATTTGCTAAACCAAAAGCAAATATAACAACAACAATAAACAATTTCACAGTTGGTTCTGGTCTTGAAATTGTTACTGACTTTACAAATGCAACATATCCATCAGGTAAGTTTACAATTAATCAATTAGGACCGGTGACACTAGGAGTTTCTAGTAGTTGGGCTAGTGGTGGTACTAGTAAGAATGCATATACATCATTTGTTGCTGTGAGTGACCCGTCTAACGTAATCAATACTCAAAATATTTCTTTAGTAATTACATTAGTAAATGCTACTTTTGCAGTTACTGTGTCAGATACTATTGTTATCGGTGGCATTGCAATTACCGGAACAAACATCACTGGTTTAGGCATCAGTGGTACAGGAGGAACTATTACCATTACCAGTACACTACTAAATAGCATTAGCGGTGGTGGTGCAGTACAAACTAACGCTTCTAATACAGTTTCTATTAACTTAACTACAACCAGAGGTTCATATACGGCAACAGGAACAGCATTGACAAACATATCAGCAATACCATTTAATGTTAGTTTATCAGGAGGATTTCCAAGTTCTTCAATTCCTTATTGGGCTACTACACAGGTATTCAATTGGAATATGACTCCGGTTACTGGTACAGTTGTATCAGGTAATGTTAGATATGTGCCTACTGTGGCTGGTACACCAGTTGTTGATTTAACGACTATAGGTAATACAAGTGGATCTAGTGGGTCAATAAACAGTACAGTAAGCTATACAATAACAACTACTGATTATAGTGGCACAGGAACAAACGGTGGGGCTACAATAACTCTTTCTAAAACTGCAACAGTTACGGCAGCTACAAGTTATACTCCGTTATTCTATAAAACAACTACAACAAGTACACCCCCTACGCTTACAATTAGTGATTCATATTTAGCCAAAGCATATGCCTTAGGTGACGGCACTAATACACCAAGTGCAACAGCAAGCTACTTATGGATGGCGACTCCGGGAACTACTGCACATACATGGGCTATTACTACTAGTTTGGGTCAAGGACAAATACCACCGGCAGTAGGACCCACAGTCATTACAATTTCAGGACAATCATACAATTTGTATGGGTTTACGAATTTTAATCAACCAACATTATTATATACGGTAACATAACATGGCAACATACGGAACAGTAACATTACCCACTCCACTGCAACTTAAAAACTTAGCAGATCCAACTGACGCACAAGATGCGGCAAGCAAAGCCTATGTTGACTCAAAACAGGTTGATCCGACTAAAATATCTAGCGGAACCAGTAATGTTGCTATTAATACCCTCAATGGTCCAGTGACTACTAGCGCAGGTGGTGTAGATGATGTATTAACTGTCACAGCAGCCGGGACGGTAGTTAAAGGTTCACAAAATGTTTCCGGTAATTTAATTAGTTCTGGTAGTCTACTGGTTGGGTTGCCTGGTTCTAATGTATTCTTGGGTAATGTCAGTAACATTAAAGTATATGGCGGTACTAGTGGACAATTTTTAAAACTAGCAACGGCGGCAGCATCTACTGCTATCACTGCACAAGTACAAACAACTGACACAACAATAACAGTAGTAAGCACAGCTGGATTCCCTACTTTAGGTTACATTATTATTGATAATGAAGTCATTGAGTATACCGGAGTCACTGCAACAACATTTACTGGTTGCCTTAGAGGTCAATTAAACTCAATTGCTGCCGGTCACGGCACGCCTGCAACTGTGTATAGCTATAGTGGCGGTTTGTTAGAATGGGCACCATTAGATGCTACACGAATTCTTAATGGTACAAGTAATGTTGCAATATCTTCTGTAAACGGTCCGGTTACAGTGGGAGTTGCAGGTACACCATCAGTTGCTACATTCAATAGCACTGGTGTAAATATTGCAGGTTATGCAAATATCAATAGCGGGATAATTACTACAAATGCACCTGTTTCATTAACTCAAACTTGGAATAACGTAAGTTCTACCTTTACAGGTATACTAGAAAATATAATTGACACCGGAAGTTCTTCAACTAGTAAATTAATTGATTTACAAGTAACTAGTGGTGGGACAACATCAAGTAAGTTTAGTATTGATAAAGGTGGTAACCTTATTGTAGGTACGGGGACTAATGGTTCAATAATAGGATTATTTGGATTAAGGGCTAACCACATAACTGTTTCCGGTGAGATATCAGGTAATGCTAACATAAGTACAGTCACTGGTAACTTAGGGTTAAGAGTAATTTCAAGTATATATACAGATAATGTAGCACCAGAAACTTCTACCATAGTTAATGCCGCAGTTCATGCAATTGGTCAACCAACTCTAGCGACAAGTAATACAGGTGTAACTTTCACAAATGCTTCTACTTTCTTAATCAAAGGTCCACCTATTAGAGGGACCAACGTTATTACAATAGGAAATGCATATGCATTGCGTGTAGAAAACGGTAATAGTTATTTTAATGGCGATATTATAACACCAAATAAATTTGTATCTACTGCTATTGATGGAACAGCTCCATTTGATGTTACAAGTAAAACAGTAGTAACTAACTTACATGCTAATTTATCTGACTATAGCACTGTCTCAACATCATCTACTGATACAAACTATTTGACATTTGTAAAAGGTAGTGCTGCTAGTAGTTACGGATTGTTGTCTAACTCTAATTTGTCATTTAATGCATTAAATGGTACATTATCTGCAAGTAATGTAACTGTAACCGGTCAATTAACTTCAACTATAGCTGAAGGAGTTGCTCCCGGTACTCCTCCATTAGTTGTTACTAGTAAAGCAGTAGTAGCTAACTTGCATGCCAATCTATCTGATTACGTTACTATTTCTTCTGCTACTTCAGGATCATATTATCCAACACTAGTTAGCAGTGAGACCGGTGGTCAAAAAGAATACACAACTAGCAAACTAACAGTTGATGCCGGTTCTGGTAATCTAACTACTAGTGGTTCATTAATATCTAGCGTAGCTATCGGTACTGTCCCAATAAGTGTTACAAGCACTACACGTGTTAATAATTTAAACGTAGCATATGCTAACGTAAGTGACTACGGGGCAGTTACTGTTTCGCCGGCAACAGGTACATTCTATCCAGTATTTGTTAATGGTGGTGCAGCCGGCAATTATGCATTACAGGCAAACACCAATATATCATTTGATTCAGCTACTGGACAATTAAATGCATCAAAACTAAATGCCACTGACTTAACATTGTCCGGTAATTTAACTGTTAGCGGTACAACTACTACTATCAATACAACAACTACAAGATTAGTTGACCCAATCTTTGAAATGGGCGGCGGGGCTAGTGGAGCATCTCTTATTGTTAACGACGGAAAAGATAGAGGGTTACTATTACATTATACCACTCCAACAGGAAGAGAGATTAGTTGGAGAGTTGGATTTAACGGGTCAACGCAACGCATAACTACACCAGCCAATGCTAATTTTGCTTTGACGGGTGATTTTACTATTGAAGCATATGTAAATCCAACGAGTTTTGTGGCAGCAGGTGTTCTTTTTAGTCAGGGTGCAGGTGCTAGTGCATTTAGTATTGGCATACACACAAATGGTAAACCGTTTGTTAGTTTTGGTATAGTAAACACTACTCTTAACGTACCAGAAGGAACAAACACTACAATAACTGCTCCTAGTGGAACAGTGTTAACATCAGTATTACTTGCATCATACGGAACTTCAGGTTCAGGAACTATGCCTAACTTTGTTGCAGGTGCTACTATTTCACCTTTTTCAGTTAGTAAAACTGAAGAAACTTTTGTAGGTAAAAGTACTGCAACAATTATTGCGGCAAACAGCGGATATAATGCTATATTTGGAGACTATGCTACCGGCACAAAATATTACAGTGCGGTTCTCAGCTTTGGTTTATTTTCATCAATTGCTATTGTTGCCGGTGAATGGTCACATATAGCAGTATCAAGAATAGGTTCTACAGTTACAATTTATATTAACGGAGTGGCTGCCGGCTCTACTACATATTCATCTGCTGTAGGGTCAAGTGCAATTACTTGGAATACATTTGGGGCAAGCTACCAATCTGCTCTCGTCAATACATTATATTACAATGGTTCAATTAGCAACTTCCGTTTAATTAAAAATCAAGGCATATTTATTGGGGCATTTAATCCAGGACTTACTGTTTTAAATAACACTACTGTAGGTTCTACTGGATCAGTTGTAACAAGTATTACAGGAACTGTAGCATTATTAACATTCCAAAGTGCGAGTATAGTAGATAATAGTACCACACCAGTAGCATTTACATTATTTAATAACCCGACTGTTGACCAAACTGGGCCTGTGCTAAGTTCAGGTTCTTTTCTTATAGCAGATGCATTTATTGGGTATAAAACATACACCAATGAATTTGTATTTGCAAATATTGTAACTACAACTAATGAAGTAGTGACTATAACATCGTATGGCAACATACGTGCTAACAACTATATCGGCAACGGGGCAGCATTAACAAATATTTCTAAACCAACTGATGTTCATTATATCGGTACTACTAGTATCGCATTAAACAGAACAAGTGCTAATCAGACACTTACTGGTGTTAGCATCAACGGTACTGCGTTTACTGCTAATATTGCAGGTGGTGTTACAGGTGGGGTTGTCTATCAATCAGGACCAAACGTCAGTACAACATCGGCTGCGGGTACAAATGGTCAAATACTTCAGTCAACCGGTGTTGCAATTCAATGGACTAACTTAGATAAAATATCAAACGGTACATCTAACATAAACATTATTGCGGATGCAGGTAATGTTAATACAGTAGTTGGTGGTACATTAATTTCAACTGTTGGTAGTTCCGGGATTACAATTATAGGTAACGTAAATGCCAATAACGCAATTATTTCTACCGGTACATTATCAACGGCAAGCAATCCTGCTATTCAAGTATCACAAACTTGGAATAATACATCTATAGCATTTACTGGTATATATTCAAATATCATAGATTTAACAAGTAGTGCAACTAGTAAATTAATTGATTTACAAGTAACTAGCGGTGGAACAACATCAAGTAAATTTAGTGTTGATAAAGGTGGTAATATTACTGCTACTTCATTTAATGGACAGTTTTCTAATGGCACTAGTTATCTTGCTATACTTAATAATAGTAATGTGTATTCTGTAGTTAACGATGTAGTTATTCTTAGTGTAGGTTCAACTGGAGCAACGGTTAACGGTAATTTATTTGCAAACGTTGCTAATATTTCTACCGGTACATTATCAACGGCAAGCAATCCTGCTATTCAAGTATCACAAACATGGAACAATAGTTCAGTAATTTTTACCGGTATATATACAAATATTATTAACACCGCAAGTAGTTCAAGTAGTCTATTAATGGACTTACGAGTAGGTGGTTTAAGTAAATTTAGAATTGATACATCCGGTAACGTATATTCTGGTGTAGTTTTTCCTTCTTCTATAAATTTCACAGCAAGTCAAGGTACTACGCCATTTACTGTTCTTACAACTACAAAGGTTGCCAACTTAAATGCTGATTTAGTAGATGGGTATAGTACCTCAGTGACAAGTCTTGCGAATACTATTGTGGTTCGTGATCCACTAGGTAATATTGCCGGCAACAATATCACAGGTATAATTGCAACCGGTATACAACCAAGTATCACTAGTATAGGATCTCTAACTGGATTAACTGTAAGCAATGCAACAGGTATCGTTAACTTTACTACAACTGCAAATGTATCACTGGGTGCAGTGGCAAATCTAAAAATAACCGGCGGCACAGACGGACAATTTTTAAAAACTGATGGATCTGGTGGACTAAGTTGGGCTACTTCTTCTTCAACATTCTATGTAGGTACTACTGCTTTAACAACTAACAGAACATCAGCTACACAAGCACTTACAGGTATAACTAGTATAGATGGTTCTGCGGCTACATTAACTACAGCAAGACTCATTAATGGTGTGTCTTTTAATGGTAGTCAAGATATTACAGTTCCGTTGTCTACAACAGGAAACATAACTTCAGGTAACATAACTACAACAGGTCTAGCAAATATAGGTACCACTTTAACTGTAAACGGTATAACTACTTTACAAGGTATTGCAGAGGTACTTACTACCCCTACAGTAGGTACATACAATTTGAATACAGGTACTATATTCTACCATGCATCAGTAGGTAGTAACTTCCAAGCGGCATTTGCAAATGTTCCGGGTGTTGGTATCGGGCTAAGTAGAGTAGTAACTGCAACAATTGTAATTGCACAGGGTAGTACTACAGCATATACACCTACTTCAGTTACAATTAACGGCGGCTCCGCTGTTACAGTAAAATGGTTCGGTGGTGTAGTGCCAACAGGTACTACTAGTGCTGTAGATTATTTTTCTTTCAGTATATTCGTGGTATCCGGGGCAGTTACACAGGTTACAGGAACATATGCATCATACAATAGTTAATACCAGTGAGTTTTAAATGCCATTATTAAGCGGAATTACAGGATCAAAAGGTTATGCAGCGATAGGAATTTATATTCCGGATCCTGAACCAGAATACAAAGGCACTACTATGTTTTTTGCTCAAGCATTTGCACCACTTGGATGGACACAAATAGATACAAGCAACATGACACTTAGAGTTACTACAGGTGCAACGTTGAGTGATGGAGGATCAAATCCTTTTTCATCAACGTATCCTTCAACCGTATTTGCATTTCCTGAAGAAACAGGTGAATGGCTTTTTGAAACCGGAATAAACTATACTACTGTTGCACAAATGCCATCTCATTTACACTATGGTAAAAATTCTGCTTTTCTAAATACAGCGACAACACACACATCGGGACCAACACTCGGGAGCAAGTTGAACCCAGTTCACGTACCTGGTGGGGCTTACACCGGTCACCCAGCAAATGCCCCGGGACCATATTCAAGAACTGTTTTAGCATATGAAAGCCCGCTATATAGTCCAACCAACTTAAATGCCCCAGGTGAAGGTCATAGTCACGGTCAATTTTCAGGTGGTTTAAAACTAACATCTTCAGCCACTATTGATTTAAGAATTAAATATATATATTCAATAGTGGCAACTAAAAAGTAAAAGACTACTCATTTAATATATGGCAACTATCATTACATCAATACCAACAGGAAGCGTCACGTTATTTAGACAAATAACCGCACCAGTGAAGTGGACAAAAAACACAACATATAATGATTACGCACTAAGAGTAACTTCAGGGGCGGTAGGTGCATCAGGTCCTACAAATACTGTTCCATTTTCAACACTAAACACAACCACAGTAGCTGTCGGGGGTTCATACCGTATCACTAGTGCAAGCGTGACGGCGGCGCCAGGTGGTAGTGGTATCCAGCCGCATACTCACAAAATGGGACCTGCTTCACCACTCGGTCCTGCTTATCCGTCCCCTGCTCCATCTACCACATATGTCAATTCTGATGGTGACTTAGCTGGCGTAGGTAATCCAGCGCAGCCTGGTGGTAGGACAGGTTATAGTTATTACCAAGGTTACAGCGGAGTAGCAACAAGTGCTACTGGAGGTGGTGCGGCACATCCGCATACTGCAACATCTCCTTATAGTACTTTTCCGTTCGGACCATTTGATCTAACAAGTAATTTTTCATTTAGTGTAAAATACTTGGATGTAATTTTATGCACAAGAACAGGATAATTTAATGGCAGCAGCGTTTGGTAATGGTACAAAAAAGTTTTTTAATATGGGGGCGGCTCCTAGCGGATGGACAAGAGATACTACAACCGTCAGTGACCACGCAATAGTAATTACAGGTATAGGTATTCTAGGTGGTACCACTGGCGGAACAACTAACTTTACTAGTGTTCATCCCGGAACTGCAATGACTGTAACAGCTTCGAGTTCTCCGTTTTCAAACCCTACTTCACCGGCTACTATAGACCTTCCTACACATACACATTCCGGAACTGTATCTCTTAGAGCTAAACAAGACTTTGGAACTGTTGAAACAGGTTATACGTGGCCTTATCCTGCCCCAGGACCCACAACCCCTAGACGCCCTACATATTATGGATTTGCATCTGCCGAGAGTGCGCCCAGTTATGACCAAAATTCTTGGTCAGAGGCTGCACCAAACTCAGTAGTAAATGTGGGTAGTTTAATTATAGGTAATGAATATACAATTGCCGCTTTTGGAAGCACTACACAGGCTCAATGGGATATTATAACAGGATCTACAGAATCCTCTACAATCCCCCAGTACACATATTATTATAACAGAACGGTTGGGCAACAGTTTACTGCTCAAAATACCGGTGCTGGTATGGGTAACGGTCAAGTTAGACCAGTAGCATCAACTAGCGAACACTTTCACACTACCGGTGTTTCGGCACCATTTACTAGTACAGGACCAAAAACATTTAACTTAGGGGTAAAGTACGTTGATTTAATACTTGCAATTAAAAATGGTGCCTACGGGGCAACATGGGCATCACAATCTGCTACTACCGTTGCTAAAGGTGGTTCTGTTTCAATTACTTGGAATACTCCTACAGTCAGTGTGCCTACTTCGTCTACATTATATTGGACTATAGTAAATTCAGGACTAACCGGTGCACTAAGTTCTATTGCAATGTCAGGATCTTTTGTTACAACTGGTGCAACATTTGGACAAACAATTGTGGTAACAGATAACGGTGTTTGGGATAATGGCGGTGCGTTTATCGTTCAATTAAGAAGTGATTCGGTTAATGGCACAATAATGGCGGCTAGTCAACCAATAACTATAACTGAAGCAACCAATCCTACTGCTACCTTTACTTCCAGACCTGGTTCGATTTACTTGACGAGTGGTTCGGTAAATGAAGGGGTTGTTGGGTCTTTTTCATTTTCTACGACAAGATTAAGAGATGGAGAATTATTGACTTATGCAGTCAATAATGTAACATCTAGTAATGCCGATTTTTCTTCTGCAACTGGTTCAGTAGTCGTTACAAGTAACACAGGTACATTTACTATTACACCAATAATAGATTTATTAGTAGAATCCAACCCAAACGAGAATTTTACAGTTTCATTAAGTACTAGGTCAGGATTACTATTAGCTACTAGTGTAACCATAATAGTGGGTGACATTCCACCAACAGTTACGTTCATCACACCACCAGCAACAATTAATGTGAACACTGCTGGTACTTTTACAATCACTACAACCGACGTACCAAACGGTACTAGATTAAACTGGTCTATAGATTTAATTTCACCCACAATATCAACTGATTTTGTAAGTATTAGTGGCACTGTTAATATATACAATAACACCGGTACGTTTTATATCACTCCAAAATCTGTATATACCGGCACATCAAAAACATTTACCGTTGCAGTAAAAAATAGCACAAATCAAACATTACAAACTAGCTCATCTGTAACTATTAATCCAAGTACTATTACTTTTGTTACACCAATTACTTCATTAAGTGAAGGGCAAACAATAACATATAATATAACCACAACTAATTTAATTAATGGTTCACAATTACTTTGGAAAGTAACTCCAATATCTCCTACAGTTAATGCAGATTTTAATTCAGTTACTGGATATACAACAATAGACAATAATACAAGTAGTTTCAGTATTACACCTATAGCAAATTCAAGTACTGTAGGGACAAAGACATTTAGTCTTGATGTTTATGATTTTTCTGGAACAAAAAATCTAACAATTACAGGCATTACCCCAGCAGTTACTGCTAGCATTATTGATATATTTGCAGGTTCAACATATAATTTTATTACCCCACCAATATCAATATTAGAAGGCCAATCAGTTACATTACAATTTATAAGTAATGTCAATAGTGGGACATTGTATTGGACAATAGACACTACACCCACGACAGCCGCAGATTTTACCGGAAGTGTAATATCAGGGTCAATTACATTGAATGGTACTACTATCATTGATAACACTAGCTTAAAACAACAATATTTACAAACATTTACTATAACTACTGCGGCAGTAGATATGATTACAGAATCAACTGAAACATTTACTGTTAGTATTAGAAAAGTCAGTGTTACCGGAGATGTGGTTGCTACTAGTAATATTATATCAATAATAGATAATACAGAATCATATTATTTTATAAATCCAAGTACTTATATAAATGAGGATACTACTACAACATACACTGTAAATGCAATTAATACTACAATTACTACATTATACTGGGATATTGTAAATGATACGACCGCTGCCGGTAATTTTAGTGGTGCGGTTTCGGGAACAATCACACTTACTGCAGGGGTAGGCACTTTTTCAATTACAACAGTAGGAGGGGGAGTTACAGGTGGCGATAAATCATTTATATTAAATCTTAGAACAGCAATTGCACCTGGTACTATTGTAGCGTCAGTTTCACCTATAGTGTTAGTTGATACTTCAAAGAACCCAGAATATACTTTCCCGTTATTACCAAGAGTAATGTCTGAGGGTGTTACTACAACTGTTAATTTTCAAACTACTTCAGTTAATCCTACGTCTTATTATTGGGAGATTAATGACGGTTCTGCTACTATCTTAGATTTTGTAAGTAATTCACTAACATCTTCTGTAAATTTTAACGGGTCAAGTTCTCTAGTAATGGATAGTAACAGTGTACTTGCTATGGAAACCTCAGATTTTACCATAGAATGTTGGATTTATTTGACAACTATAAATGTAAGTCAAGCAATATACGACACTAGAGTACCAGCACCCGGCACAGGTGAGCTAGAAGGGCCAGGTTACGGGTTTTATATTAACAGTAGCAACAGATTAATATTTGGTACGAAAAATGTTAATAAACTAACCGGGACTACTGCACTAGCACGTGACAGATGGTATCATGTAGCTGTTACTAGATCAAACGGGACATTATATATGTTCGTAGATGGATTAAGCCAGGGTAGCGCATCAGTTACTAACAACTTCACTTATACTAGATCAAGAATTGGGTTTGGTGCTAATGGATACTTTAATGGAAATATAAGCAATCTACGTATAATTAAAGGTACAGCATTATACACTTCTAATTTTACAATATCATCAACACCCGTACAATTAACAAATATTACAAATACAGTATTATTAATATGTACTAACATGTCTATGGTTGATAATTCTACTTTTAATTTAACACTAACTTATACCGGATCATATCCTAGAGTATATTCAACTTCAACACCTCCAATAATAATAGAAAATATGTTCAACCATTCAGGAACCTTTGCACTTTCTACCGGTTCGTTTTCACTTACCCCCTGGTTAGATAGATTGACAGAAGGTCTTGAGTCTTTTAGAATAGTAGTAAGAAGATATGTAGATTTGATTACAATAGGACCTTTAGTAGCAATAAGTGATGTTATATTGATTACCGATACTTCATTAACCCCAACTTATACATTTGATAGTCCAGTAACATCAGTAACTGAGGGAATTTCTTATAGTTATACAGTTAGGACGACCAATGTTCCTATTGGATCAACTTTATATTGGACTATAAATCATTTAACAACTTCAACTAATGACTTTTCAGTATCTTCAGGCTCATTCTTAAACTCAACTGGGAACGAATCATCGGGTTCCGGAATATTTAATATTACCATTCTTGCGAGTGAATTACCTGAACGTAATGAAACATTTACAATACAACTAAGAAAAAATAGTGACATCACTACTACTGTATTTGCTCAAACTCCAACAATTACATTAATAGATCCAACATACCCCACATATGCATTTGGAGTAATACCCGCATCAATAAATGAAGGTAGTGCTGGTACATTTAATGTTACTACAACTAATATTATCAACGGCACCACACTATATTGGACTCTAGCTACTAACGCAGGTGACTTTTCTACTATTAATGGTTCAGTTATCATTACAAATAATACTGGTTCTTTTTCAGTAACACCCACTGCTGATTTAACTACCGAGGGTGCGGAGGCATTTACTGTTAAAATCAGGATAGGCAGTGTTATCGGAGATGTAGTTGCTACAAGTAATACTGTTACTATCAATGATACAAGTACTAGCCCGCCTACATATGCATTTGGAGTAATACCCACATCAATCAATGAAGGTAGCGCCGGTACATTTAATGTTACTACTACTGACGTAGCTAACGCAACCATTCTATATTGGTTTGTAGATACTAACACAGGTGACTTTTCTACCATTAACGGGTCATTTACAATTACATCTAATACTGGCTCGTTCTCAGTAACACCGACATTGGATGCTACTACAGAAGGAAGCGAAACATTTATTGTTAAAATTAGTACCGACAATCAGTTTATTAATGTAGTTGCTACTAGTTTACCAGTAACAATTAACGATACAAGTACTGACCCCACATATGCATTTGGAGTAATACCCACATCAATCAATGAAGGTAGTGCTGGTACATTTAATGTCATAACAACCAATGTTGTTAATGGCACAACATTATATTGGACTATAGCTACTAACTCAGGTGACTTTGGAGATTTTAAAGGTTCATTTATAATTACATCTAATACTGGTTCTTTTACAGTAACACCCACTGCTGATATCACTACAGAAGGAAATGAAACATTTACAGTTAGTATTAGAAAAGTCAGTGTTACCGGAGATGTGGTTGCTACAAGTAATACTGTTACTATCAATGATACTAGTACTGACCCCACATATGCATTTGGAGTAATACCCACATCAATCAATGAAGGTAGCGCCGGTACATTTAATGTTACAACTACTAACGTAGCTAACGCAACCATTCTATTTTGGACTATAGCTACTAACTCAGGTGATTTTTCTACTATTAATGGGTCATTTACAATTACATCTAATACTGGCTCTTTCTCAGTAACACCCACTGCTGATTTAACTACGGAAGGAAACGAAACATTTACTGTTAGTATTAGAAAAGTCAGTGTTACCGGAGATGTGGTTGCTACAAGTAATACTGTTACTATCAATGATACTAGCATTACTCCCCCGCCCACATACGCATTTGGAGTAATACCCGCATCAATCAATGAAGGTAGCTCCGGTACATTTAATGTTACTACTACCAATGTAGCTAATAGCACTATACTATATTGGTTTGTATATACTAACTCAGGTGACTTTTCTACCATTAACGGGTCATTTACTATTACATCTAATACTGGTTCTTTTTCAGTAACACCAACAGCAGATATCACTACAGAAGGAAATGAAACATTCATTGTTAAAATTAGTACCGACAGTCAGTTTGTTAATGTGGTTGCTACAAGTAATAATGTTACTATCAATGATACTAGTACTAGCCCCACATATGCATTTGGAGTAATACCCACATCAATCAATGAAGGTAGTGCTGGTACATTTAATGTTACTACTACCAATGTAGCTAATAGCACAACATTATATTGGACTATTGCTACTAACTCAGGTGACTTTTCTACCATTAATGGGTCATTTACAATTACATCTAATACTGGCTCTTTCTCAGTAACACCCACTGCTGATTTAACTACCGAGGGTGCAGAAACATTTACAGTTAGTATTAGAACAGTCAGTGTTATCGGAGATGTGGTTGCTACAAGTAATACTGTTACTATTAATGATACAAGTACAACACCTACACCAGCATATGTATCATTCATTGGAGTAACCGATAATTTGTCACTTAACTGGTATATATCCGAAGGTAATTATACGGCAACATTTACTCTGACCACCACCAACGTTGCCAACGGTACAACATTATATTGGACCACTTATGCGTACCCCGGTTACGCTGTTTCCGCTGATGATTTCACAGACGGTCTGCTTCAGGGTACAGTCACAGTACAGAATAACCAAGCTGTTATTACTCGAACTGCTATTGCGGATCTAACAACAGAGGGAACTGAATTTTTTATGTTAGAGATTCGTGAAACCAGTTATACCAGTACCCCGGTAATTACTAGTACTAGTAGCTCTGGTATTAACGCTGTTTCTATTGGAGATACCAGTACATCAACACCCATCTCTTCCGGGTTACAACTTTATTTGGATGCAGGAAAATCTTCAAGTTATTCAGGAACAGGACAAACTTGGAAAGATTTGAGTGGTAACGGAACTGATGGTTTACTACATATTGGTTCTAGTCAACTTTATACTGGTCCTGCATTTACTTCGGCAACTGATAGTAGTTATTTTAGTTTTGTAAGTAGCGAGGCGAAAAGAGTTATTTTTAGCGGGACACCTGCCTATCAAACTCCGATACAATCAGCATCCACAGCATTTACCTGGAGTATATGGGTTTATCCTGTTACAAACTCTGATTCTAGTCTTTTAATGGGTTATAGAGCTGTAGGATCTACGTTTTACAAATTAACCACACAGAAATTTGAGATGTCTCCCGCTGAAATATACTATATGTTCACTCTCAACACATGGCAAAATATCACAGCGGTCTATGATGGGTCACAAAGTGGAACAGCTAATATGAAACTGTATGTAAATGGCATACAGGTAGGAGTACGTGATGCCGATCAACCAACTTTTAGGACTACTGCTATGCCATTCTATGTTGGCGGTGATGCCATTGCTAATGAGTATGCTAGTGCAAGAATTAATCAAGTTGCGGTATACAATCGTGCTTTATCGGCAGAAGAAGTTACTACAAACTTTAATAGGTTTAAAAAACGATTTGGATTATGAACATAGGGAATATCCAAATACTAACATAGTCGATACATAAAATTATTTGGGTTTCTTTTTACACAGTAAATATATCACTAACATAAGTGAGACATACTATGGAATTAAAAAGAAAAAATCTTTGCCCAATCTTCAAAAAAGAATGTATTGGATTAGACTGTGCCTGGTTCGTTAAAGTAGAAGGCTACGACATGAACACAGGCAAACGTGTAGATGAATGGAACTGCACAGTTGCATTAATCCCAATGCTATTAATTGAAAATTCAGGTCAACAACGTTCAACTGGCGCCGCAGTCGAAAGCTTTAGAAATGAAATGGTTAAAGCTAATGAAGCTAGTCATAGAGTATTGCTTGCTGCCGCAACAAACGATATGAACGAATTGAAAAAACAATTAATAGTTGACAGAACCTCAGACAATAATTTATTAGAATAATATGAATCAGAAATTAATAGACAATAACTATCTATACATCCCTAATTTTATATCACAGGATCATGCAAATCATTTATATAACAAATTCATAAATTATTGTATTGAAGAAAATTTACCCGGTGACACTCAAGTTGAAAATTCTCATGCAGTTTACAATTATATAGACTTTTTAGAATTGTTATGTGAAAGAACACCCCAGATTAATAATTTTTTGGGTGAGCCAGTGTTACCAACATACACCTATGCAAGAGTATATAAAGAAGGCAGTGATTTAAAAATTCACAAAGATAGGGATGCGTGTGAAATTAGTTTAACACTACACTTAGCTGGTGACGCAGAATGGCCCATCTATATTAAAAAACCAAACGGTGAAGAGGTATCATTAAATTTAAAATCCGGAGATGCTATGATGTATTTGGGTTGTGAAGCCGAACACTGGCGTGAACAATTTCAAGGGCAAGAATATGTTCAAGTATTTTTGCATTATGTACGTAGTAGGGGTGATAGAAATTATGCATTCTTTGATAACAAAGATAAAGAAACAAAAAAATTAGTAATGGAAAAACGAACAGAAGCTACAAAAGAAGTCATGTTACCCAAAGTAGAATACAAAAAGAATATTGAAGATTATATACAAGTATTTGAAAATATTGTTTCCGATGACCTTTGTGATAGGATTTTAAGTGAGTATGTAAATAGCAATGACTGGCAACCAACTATTATAGGTGCAGGAGTTCTTGATACAAAGATACGGAATACTGATACCATTGGATTAAGTTTCCAAGCTGTTATTCAGCAAAATCCTGAAATAAGAAAAGCATTAGATGAAGAATTATTTAAAGCTGCCGCTACTGCAATTCAAAAGTATAATGAAGTTTTTCCAGAAGCTAGAATAGATCAAGATAGTGGCTATGAACTGTTAAGATATAATGAAGGACAATTTTACATCCAGCATACTGATAGTTTCTTAAAACAACCGAGAGCAGTTAGTTGTTCATTTGCAATAAATGATGACTATGAAGGCGGTGAGTTTGCTTTTTGGGATAGAGAAAAGAAAGTTTTTCTTAAAAAGGGTAGCGTATTAATGTTCCCTAGTAACTTTATGTACCCACATGAAATAATGCCTGTAACTAAAGGCACACGATACAGTATTATAACTTGGTTTATTTAAATGGGAATAAATGTATTAGTAGTATTACAAACACATAGCAAAGGTGATAGCCAGCACTATCTAGGAATGAATCAGAATGAACGTTTTGTTAAAGCACCCAAAGGTGAGATAACAAGACGTTGCACACGTAGTTTAGTAGAGACAATGAACTATGCTAAGGAATTATACTTAGATAGCACATTTGAATTAGTTGTATTTGATGACCATAGTGATGCGTCAATTGTGAATGAGATTAAAAACAATCTCAATATCGCTACATTTAAAACACAATTCATTGCACTTGATACGTATGGTATCATGCCAAGCATACTACGTTGCTATGAACACGGTCGTGATTATGGAAAAGAGATTGTGTACTTTGCACAAGATGATTATTTATACGACACCACTGCAATTTATGATATGATTCAAACAATGATGTTTACCAGCGGTGCATTGGGTAACTTTACTAGTATCTATCCATATGACGATCCATATAAGTATATACCAGAAAACACAGCAGTACAAAGTCATATCATTCGTAGACAAGGACGTCATTGGCGTACATTGCCCATGACTGCTAGTTGTTTTATGGTACATCATCAAGTTATCAAAGACAATTGGGATGTGTTTGAAGCAATGGGCAAACATGAGGTTACTAGTAAAATGGAAGATAATACTATCAACCAATTGTTTAGAAAGCGCGGCTATTATTTATTTGTTCCTATTCCAAGTCTTGCATTACATATGCAATATGATACAGAAGAAGATGACCAAATGAATTGGCGTGAATGGTGGGATAGATATGATAGACCTGAAACATTACAACCAACAACTGATAAGACTGTATTGAACGTTGGGTTTGGCGGTATAGCAATTAAAGATTTATTGTATACTGAAGTATTTGAAGATATGCGTGAGATATCATTGGATATTGATAATAAGTTTAATCCAGATATACTAGCTGATGTAACTGATATAAGTCATATACCAAATAACTATGTAGATTGTGCTTACACTTCACATATGATTGAACATATTGATTACTTTAAAGTACCTAGTGTTATCAGTGAGTTATTGCGTGTGTGCAAGCCCGATGGATATGTTAGAATATTGACACCTAACCTACAAGTTATAGGTGAAAAGATTGCATCAGGTGATTTACTTGACGTTGTATATGAAAGTGCTGGTGGACCAATTAGTCCTATTGATATTATCTACGGTCATCGTCATAGTGTACATAAGAATCGGGTTGACTTTATGATACACCGTACTGGGTTCAGTAAGAAAGTATTTGAACATATTGCCAAAGAACATAACTTTGACATGGAAATACAACAAGTTGGTTTTGATTTATTAGTTGATGTAAAGAAACATTAACGCATTAACTGTGCTATCAACAATAACTTTTCTAAATGGTCAATGGCTTTATTAACTTCATTGACCTTTTCCTTTGCATAATGTTCTATGCGTGTACGTCTAGCATCTACTTCTAGGTTACTTAACTCACTTACCATATTAGTAATGTTGTTAAGCATACGTTGCAAATCAGGATTGTATCCAATACTAAGCATTTGACTACGCAGTTTAGTATGCACATCTTGCCAATCAGTTGCTTTTTCTATCTTCATAGCAAGATTATAACATATCAAGGTATTTTTGTCAATAAAAAAGACCCTTTCGGGTCCTAGTGCTGATTACGGGTTTCAGCTCCGCTCAATCGTTGCGGTCGATTTTTTAAATACTGATTAGAAACTACGTGTGTACTGTAAACGTACTGCGTCTTTTTCTTCATCACCCCAGCTACGGCTCCAGCGAACTGCAATTGCGTCTTGTTTAGTTAATTCATAACCAATTGCAAGGTGAGCACGTTGTGTGGTGTAACTGTTTGATGTATCAAATGCATCACGATAACGAGCACCAACATCACCGGTAAAACCTGCGCCTAGAGGAATCTTGACTCCTGCATCAAAAGCATAGTGACTAAAGTTAGTTGAACTAGATACTTTTTCACCCAGGCGAACACCCAAGTAAGGACGGATACCACCCTTGTCACCAAAAGATTGTTTTACACGAACTTCAAGACCTTGTGTAATAGAACCACTGCCAAATTCTGTTTGGCTGTTTTCCATTTTAAGACTATAGTCTGTGTCACCAACTTTGTTACCGATGACCAATGCTTCTTTAATGTTGTCTGCACCGGTTAGACGATTGCTTTCATCATAATATTCCAATGATGCATAGCCTCCAGCAAATACTGAACCTGCAATCAATAGTGATGCGAATGTTACTGCTAATTTTGTAAATCTCATTTTATCTCCTTAGTGTTTAAATGATTATGTATTTATTAGTAAAAATGTGACAGAAATATTACTGTCTCATTCTTCACTTTTTGGTAGACCATTACTGCGTTTATCACGCTCTTGTTCTACATCTTGAAATAAACGTTTCTCTTGTTGAGTTAGCTTATCTTTATGTGTTTTTCTAGGATTACCGCATAAAAAACATTCTGGATTACCACAGTCTAATGCATGATGTTTGGCAAACTTATGTGGTTCGTCAACTTTTATGCCTGCTGATTTAGCAATCCTAGTTTGCTTTTTAATGGCGTTCTCATCCTTGAGTAAACGCTTAGAATGGTTGAATTTGTCTTGTTCAGTACTCATGTTAATAGTATATATGATTATTCAGAAGCAGTAAAGAAAAAAGGGCAACTAGTGCCCTTTTTTTGATTTCAATATATATTAGCGGTTAGCAATATACATCGTGATTTCAAATCCGAAACGCATATCAGATGCTGTTGGTTTTGTCCACATAGTTTTCTCCTGGTTAAGTTTGACATACTGTCATAGTATATATCGTTATTATACACGGAAAAATCAAAAATAACATAGAGAAAATCATTGTTTTTACCCAGTGTAAACACTTAAAGATTTGTACTAACGTTTGTATCTGGATATTTTCTAAATTCTCCTGGCCATACAATTCGCACGACACCCGGACCACCATTAGAACCGCTACTACCACCTACACCGTTTACTCCGGATACTGCACTACCTAGTTCACTTATACCTACAAGAGTAGTAGTCGGTTGTGCTGTATACGTAGCCGCACTACCACCTTGACCATTTGTAGTGCCGCTTCCTCCGTTACCTGCTTTACCACTATACCCGGTTACAGTTTCACCTTCAACATTTAATCCAGAACCGTTTACTATTGTTCCGTTCCCTCCAACGCCCTGAGCACCAGCGGTACTAGCATTTTGAGAGCCTGCATACCCTGAACTAGCAGTAATTAAAACAGTTGCAGAGGCTCTGGTAATTGATGAGCTTCCACCATATCCAGGAGATAGCGATGCAGTAGCGAATGCACCTGCAAATGCAACACGTATTGTTAAAACTTCCCCTGGATTAACAGTGATGTTATTAGCATAAGTCAATCCTCCTCCTCCACCACCACCGGCGCCTCCGCCCGATTTATATCCTCCTCCTCCGCCCCCTCCTATTACAACTGCACTAATAGAATAAACACCTGCAGGTACTGTCCATGTTGTGCTGATTGCATTTACTGTACTTGTATTAACCCATGCTATTTGACTGTTATTAACAATAAACGGAGATGATGCAGTACCTGCAGGCCCGTCACCATATATATTATTTGAAACACCAGTAAAGGTATAAGTATTGTTTGGTAAAGACAATATTGGATATATATTACTCAAGGTTTCACTAGCATTTGATAGTTCTGTTGGTAATGAAAAATTAATTGAACGATAGTAACCTTGAATGATACGTAAATCAGATAGTAAACCAGTATAATTATTAGATACACTAGAATCTTTAACACGTGCTCCTATTCTGAATGTTGGTCCTGGATTACCGACGGATTGCGTAGCACGTAAACTTAAACTTGCTGGATAAGTTACTGTATTAGTATCTGCAACCCCATCAACAAAAATACGAACAACATTATATATATCACGTGATACTGCAATATGATACCATTTATTTTGAAATAAAACAACCCCTCCAGCACCGCCACTAAGTGGTGAAAGACCGGAATTGTCGGTGGTAGCTGAACTAGATTGTCCTGCAAGAAGTACTGCTTGAGTACCAAAAGGACTGTAATGTTTTGTAATTATAGGTGTATTTACATAATTAATATTTCCAAAAGCAGATAGGGTAAACGTAGAGCCACTATTACCTGTTCCATTATCAGATAAAGTATTACCCTGGCATATTACTAAAATTACATTAGATGCTATAGCACCTTGACTTGTTCTAGTTAATGGACTTGTGCTTGGTGTAAAATTGGTAGTATATAATGCTTGATTCTTAACAATTCTTAAATTTGATATATGTCCAGAAGAATATGAGGAGTTACTGAGATTACTAGCAACACCGATAAATACAGGTCCGGCAGCGTTAGTCATTGCTCTATTATCATTACGGGTAACACCCACCTGTCCATTAACAAAAATTCTACAATCATTGTTAGAATCACGGGTAAATGCATAATGATTCCATCGACCCAGTGTACCACTTAAAGTAGATGTAGCCAAGACAAAACTTGCAGATCCTGATCCAGCTATGTCCCATTGTGGTGTGACTCCACCTTGAAGGCTAAATCCCCATGTAGGACCACCACTACCATAATTCCAATTTCTATTGGCTATAATAAAAGCATTTGTACTACTTGTTAATACCCAGCATTCAATAGTCCATTGAGTGTCTGTCGGGATATCAAAAATAGAATTATAGGGTACTGTTAAGTATTGTTTTGCATTTATATTTGGATTAAAAAGTACACTATAACCATCTGATGGTATAACAGGGCCAATAGCCGCTATATTTGTACTTGAACTTTGTGTAGCACTTAGCAAAAAATTAGGAACGGTAAAAGATACAGTATATACTGCAACCCCCGGAACTATTCTTAAATTAGATATAAACCCTTGGAATGGATTGGGGTAAGTAGAATCAGATTGACTTGCACCTATTCTTAATGTACCTAAACCACCGGTACCAGAGCTATACGCTATGTTACTAAAATTACTTGAATTATTAACAGTAGAGACATCTACTACCCCATTAAGAAAAATCCTTATATCATTGTTGTTGTCCCTAGTTATTGCTACATGAGTATAATCTCCATTTGGTATTGATGTAGTACTAGTTAAAACCGTTGGAAAAGAATTCCATGTTCCATTAACAGCATCTAACCTTATGGTATTAGCAGTCGTTACATATACTCTGAATCCTCCGGCATTACCAGCAGACCATCGTGCGTTTTCAACAACTAACATGTTTACCGCTACTGATGGCTGATTAGGTTTTATCCAAGCTTCAATAGTAAATGGTCCAACAGTAAGTATTGCTTGAGTTAATGGTCCGGTTATCATCTGAGAACCATTAGTAGCAGTATTAGTAAAACGTAATGCGTATAATGTATTCGCCGGTAGTGCATAATTACTTTCGATTACTGTAGGCTGTGTAGGAATTGTAAGGCTAAATACTCCATCAGTTGCTTCTAATCTTATTTTTCCAGAACCAGTTAACCACAATATAAATCCAGAATTATTTCCACCATTCCAATCAAAGTTTTGAACTATACATTGGTCGGTACCGGAAACTGGATTTGCGGGTTTTATCCAACATTCAATACTGAATGGCCCAGTGTTAATTAATCTACGTTTAGTTGGTCCTATTAAATAATTACTTCCGTTAAAATTACTAGCTATAGCCCCCATAAAAGGACTATAGGGATAAACGTAAGAGTTAGGATAAGTAGTTGAAACTGGTATTGCTGCTATCCCTCCAACCGTTAATGTATATGGTCCTGCAGATTCAACTGTTGGAGCGGCAGTTCTGCAAGCTAATATACTTGAACTAACCGTGCGTGTACTAGAAGATGAACCTGTTGTAGTACCGCCATTAAATGTTACGGAATAAGTAGTAACCGGTGCTTGAACCGCAGTACGTGTTGGGGGGATGACAGTTAAATACACATTTAAATCAGTTTGATAAGTAGATGGTACTAACGTAGGTCCGTCAACAGTGGGCCTTGTTAAAGTTAAACTATTGCTAGCAATACTTTCTATACTATCACCATAAGAATTAGTAGCATGTGCTGTAAAAGTATAAGGTGTACCTAATGTTAACTTAGTTGTATTATCACCTATTACTAAATATCCTGAACCCGATTGATTTACAGTTTTAGTAATACTACCCGGAGTAGAGATACCGGTATATGATTGTATCTGAGAAAGGCCTGTCAGTAAGGGGGCAGTATAAGAAATATTAGCTCCCCACCCTTGCTGAGATACTGATACTATTATAGGTTCATCTGGTTTTGCAGGATATATCTGTACCGGAGAACTAATTGCAGTTGCACCAAACCCATATGAATTTTCCGCATAAACAACAAAGACATAAATTTGTCTATCTGTCAAACCAGAAAGAACAATACTACCGGAAGTAAATGTAGTTATACTAGCAGTAATATTACCAGGTGAGGAAACTACAAAATATCGTGTAATGATCGATGCACCTTTATAAATTGGTGCAGTATAATCTATTTGTACCTGCCCTATTCCAATTTGGGTTGCTGCGGTTATACCGGGGGCTCCGGGGGTAGGCCCTAAAATTGAAATATTAGATATTTGAACTCCACCATCAGACAACGTAAAAGACATAATTTATCCTATTTAATATAGTATTTATTAGAAAAATTATGCCAAAGAAAAAGGCTCCTAAGAGCCTTTTCTGATTTTCTGTTACGAGGTATGTCTTACCCTAAGCAGTGTTTAGGCTGCTAATGCGAACTGTGAGTCGTTTGCGTTTACTTTTTTTGCTTGATTAACGGTCATCGCCTACCGTGCTGTCCACTCTGTTACTACTTGCCCTGTCGAAACTATGCAGGCCCATCATAAAGAAACTTTTATTTGTTCTATTGAAAAGTATCTATAATTAGTTGTCCAATCGGTATTCCAACGAATTATAGTGTTGTAAATTCTTACCCATCCGTTACGCAAATTTAGGCACCACATAATGTTGCCTTTAAGATTAAAACGACTGAACTTACTTTTACTTTTCACAAACTTCCTTATGGTGGACCTGGGGGGATTCGCACCCCCGTCCAGAACACTTTTCTCTTTGCTTCATACAGCAATAACTTACTCTTTCACGTTGTCAAAAAGACTTTTTACTATCCAGAACATATAGTTGGCTACAACTAAAATGCCCCACATATAAACCCAATGCCAATTTTCAAACATAAAACCTTACTCTTGTATTTCGTCAAAGACTTTTTCAAACCAGTCTTTGGCTTCTTGCTCACTATCAAAAAAAGGACTAATACAATGTTTCTTTTCATTTACATAAAACCAAGTATATGTATTCATACCCGCATCTCTGTATCGTATTAGTTCCATAACAGTTCCTATTGTATCATAGTATTTAGTTATGGTCAACTATTTTGGTAGTATTTCAATGCTATTTAATACTTCATCGAATGTAGCATTTTCCCAAAAAAATCTAATAAATCTGCGAACAATAGTATGGTCTCTTTTTATAATTGAATGTATAAATGATGCATCAATTAAATACGCATCATTTGGTTTGGCTACAAAATAATTGCTCAATTTTAATTCACTAGATTCAAACCCAACTACAGACGTATTGTAATTAATAGGACCGCCATCTAGACCCTGAATAGGAGGTAATACTTTTATGTTAGATACTTTTGGTTCCCAGAACAGTGTAGCTTCACCATTTGTTTTAAGGTAATAATTAAGTGCAACGATGGGACCATCAGAATGTGGGCCTGCGCCTTCTTTTGATATTTCAGTATAGTTTATGGCGTATGGTTGTAGATTTAATTTGATACTGCGTGACAATATATCATTGAAGTATTCTACATCTTTTAATGGATAACTAAAAAATGTATCACCATATGATTCCATCATTTGGTCATTTTTTATTCTATCAAAATCAATATCCAATGTAAAATCTAATTTTTTAAACATTTGTAATATCTCTGTTCTAACCATTCCCAATCGTAGGATAACATAAGTTTATCCATAGCACCATCAACTTCCTCATAATATTTAACAGCATCAGTTGCACCCTTAATACTGTAATCACCAAACAACCCATTTTTAATAGTCAACCAAGCATCTAGTCTACGTTTTGAATCAACATCAGTATAGTGTTTCAATTTAATAACTTCTCTGAATGCGGTGCGCCATGTATCCCATGGACTAGAATTGAATGTACTAACACCAGAATTAACCGACAATACTTCTGTCTTGCTATCCATAGTGTAGTCTAATCCACGAACAACTGTATTCAGTGTAAGTTTCTTATTGTTTGCAACAATAGCTTGATGTCCATACTCTAATTTGTTTATTGGATTAGTAGCAGTAAAGATATAATGTCTGCGTGATTTGTGTATGTTAGGTTGCCAATTAAAGTCAAAGTTTTCTCTGACTTTTAGTTTAGCATTGACTAAAAAATACCAAGGTGTATTACTGGCATTGGCAGCCGCATGTTGACTTGCTACACGACCTTTAACACCGTCAATACGTATGATTCTATTCAATATACCAAGTGATAACAAATGCTCATAGTTTTCTTCCGCACATGCTTCTCCGTTGCTAAAGAATATAACATCTAATGGTTTTATTGTTTCGTCAAAGTTATGTTCAACTACATAATCATAATCTGATAATTTGTCGTACATGTATTGTACTGCATCTTTTGGGACAATTGCTTCACTAGGAAACAAATGTACACTTACATTATCAGCCTTAATCAACTCATGTAGGTAGTTACTATTTGTACTCTTAATAAAATGTGCGTATGCAGTAGAGAACTTGTGATCCTTACATGCATCAAAGATACTGTCCTCATAGATAACCTTTTCTATCTGCAAATCTGCTTGTAGGTCATTGCTATACTTATTGTTTCTAGCATCATCATGTCCACGATACATTAATGCGGGTAATATCTCAGGTGTATGAAACTTAGTTCCAAATACATGATTGTAGTTTTCTTCTGTAGCATCAGGATGCCAACTAAAGTCAAATGTATCTTTGTCGATAGGTTCAATGATTCGCCAATTGCGTATATTAGGTTTCTTAATTGATTTGATTACATCTTCATACTTTATACCATTAGCATCTTTTGCTATGTATGCAGGTCCGCCACTGCGTTGCCATTGTGTACCAAACTGATGTATTAGTGGTGGCTCACCGGGATGTGGGCACCAGCTATAATCAAATACAGTGAAATCTACATCATCGGGAGTAACCCAGTTATCCATCTTTTCAGTTAACTTAGCTTTGACATTTGTTACGTATTTCTTTTCTGTTGCATCTTTTACACGATATAATAGTGTGGGCATTACTTCTGCATCATACCATTGATTACCGAATACATATATGTATGGAGGCTCATTAGGATCGGGATGCCAGCTATAATCAAACTGTAAATTAGATACTAATGGTCTATAGCATCTATCTTCTATTGATATGCGAATAGCAATTTGATCACCGCAATATTTCGTTTGGGTGCTACCTTTTGTTACATAGATAGGTCCACCAGCTATTTGCCACTGTGTACCAAACTCATACATCATAGGTGGCTCTGTATTGTCTGGATGCCAACTAAAGTCAAACTTATCTGTTTCTATTTCTTCTAGTATTCGCCAATTACGCATCTGTGGTAATTTAATTGCTTTTAGTGTGTCAACATATTTTGTTTCTGTTGCACCTTCAATCATATATCTAGGACCGCCCGTCTTTTGCCACTGTGTGCCAAACTGATGAATCATGGGAGGTTCTTCTGGGTTTGGTCTCCAACTAAAATCAAACTTACTTTCATCAATGTCATCCGGCACTTCCCAGTATTCTTTCTCCGGTAGTAGATACGCTCTAAGATTTGTAATATATTTTTTATCAGTAGCACCCGGCACACGATATTGATACGTAGGTGAATCATGCCATTGATTATAAAAGACATATATGTATGGCGGCTCAGTATCATCTGGGTGCCAGCTAAAGTCAATTGTACAGTTAGCTAATATTGGTCTCCAGCAACGATTGTTATGGTCAGAATTTTTTATTGCTATTTGACAGTCTTGATACTTTATACCTTCATTCTCCGGTATTACAAAACGTGGACCTCCCGTCTTTTGCCATTGTGTGCCAAATTGATGTATATAAGGTCTATCCATAGGATCAGGACGCCATTTAAAATCAAACATAGCAGTATTCAATCCATCAGGTACTTCCCAGTACCCCTGGTCAAACAATTCTTTGCGGCGCTTTATGTCAATAAATTTTTCCATTCGGTGTACATCTGTGTTAGTTGGGGATATGTTTCTAAGAAATTAGTACCGCGTCTACGGTCGTGTTCATCTACAAACGATACAAAATCTTTACGATTAGTGGTGTTATCATTACCGGAATCAATCTCTGCTTTGATAATATTGTAAATTCTACGCAACTTATATATTTCATTTTCATAAAAGCCTGTATATTCTTGTCCAGGCGTGCTAGGCTCGGGATGTGCTTCCATAAATTTAATTTGTTCTTCTACATAATGTAACAAATATTCTGGTATAATGAAACTTGCTTGATGAGATGGGTGACGTAGATAAGGCATATCTATTGTCACAGGATTTCTGTTATTTTTGTATGCAATGTCTCTATACTGTAATCTAATGTCAAGCATATCCTGCAAGAACTGCCGGTAGCTAGGAATGCTTAGAATATTGTAAGTACTCATAATTGTAATTGCTACTCTAGGTACTTCATTAATCATACGATGCAAATTCTTTAACCATTGTTCGTAATTCATACCGTTACGTATATATTCTGCTTGTGCTCCATGTGCTTCTGCACTTGTAAAGATTTGTAAACTCCCAATCTTACCCTGCTCCTGAATTATTTTTAACTTTTCAATAAACTTATTGTATAATTCATCAGGTACATTCATGTTCGTGTTTACGCTAAATGTTAAATGTATATTTGCAGGGTTCTCAATGATATAATCAAGTACCCTAAATGTGTTTTTACTTAGTAAAGGCTCACCACCAGTAATTCTAAATTGCTTTAGTTCTGTATACATAGTAGGCCACCATTTCCAGAACGCATCTACATATGGATTGTCTTGGTTGTTAGGTATAGGTATCTGGTCATTCTGTTGAAACCATTGTAGATTGTTGAACTTATTGCTTGTTGGATAAGCACCATATCTTTCAATTTCTTCCATCCATTGACTACTGATGTTTGGACTGCAATAGCTACATTTAAAATTACATACGCTACTAAAACTAATCTCAACGTAACTAGGGTCTATATCAGCGTCCCATTCTAATTTAGGTAGTTCTTTTAAGTGACCATATGCCCAAGAGTGGTCAGCACTTTTGTATGTTCTGTCACTAATATTACCTGCATCTTCTGCACGCCAGCAATAATCACATTCACTTGGACGCACACCTTCTAACATCAATTTACGTTGTTGTTTCTTGTATGAAGTATTGTGAAGTGCTTTGTAATTCTGTTTTAATTCTTCTACAGGAACTAAGTGTGTGCGTGGGTGATGACAGCTATGTGTATGTCCATTCTGCAAATGCATGGTGACTTGTTTCCACTTAGCTACACAATAGCTAGGACTAACTTCATTCAACTCGTCACGTGTTTTTGTAATATGCTTTGCATATTTTTCTTCGTCTGTCATATTACCAGCCTTCTATTTTTCTGATTATATCTATCTCACGCACTAGAGGACCTAGATTGTGTTTGTCACTGTTATAATGTCGTTTAAAGAACTTGCTTTGTTCAGCACTCATTGTGCATATAGGTAGTCCTAGTTTATCTCTTAGTTGTTCACCAATGCTTTCTGCATTCTTTATAGGGTTTACATCGTTTATATGTCCCCATATTCTAGTTAGATTATCAAACCATTGAACATCTTTTGCATTCCAGTGTTCTAACATTGTCATGTAAGTACCATATCTTGCACCATATATAGCCCAATCACCATTCTCTGCATCTAGTCCGACGTTATGCCAGATAGTTAAATTGTTAAAGTTACGTCCGGGGACACTGCGTTTGAAATCTTCTATGTCTGGTTTTTTACCATTAACTAAACACATCTTAACGCCTTCTCGAAATCCAGCACGCCATGCTTGAAATGGTGTATAGTTAGGACATGTAGTTGAGTAGCAATCATACATACTCCAATACAAACTGTTATTATAGTCTAAACAAAAGTCAATCGTATGTGTGTCGTTGCCATCACTTGCTTCATGTGTACGCATGTTCATTACATATTCTTTAGTCCAACTACTCATGCCGCCGTTACCATAGCGCAATCCGTTAATAGCATTGATAGCTCTCCAACGATATTGTGCATGTTGGAAGTCTTCGTCTTTATCAGTAAAGTCTAATGTAAGATTAAAGAACTCCATGTTAGGCATGTTGTCACCGTCAATCAATATGAAACGTTCAGTATCGCTTGCTTCGGCAGCTGCCTTGTGTGCGGCATCGCTACCCTTGACACCGTCTACTCTACGTGCCCAGGGTATCATGTTCTTTATCTTAACCCAGAATTCTTCTTTCTGTGGTTCATCGTAACTAAGGTAGATACAATCTAAATCTGCTATATCAATTTTTAATTTGTTCATATGAATATTTGTTTGTCTTACCTTTGTAGGATTTATCTACTACAATTGCTATATCTTCTACTGGGCATATTGTACCTTTTTTATTTTTAGTTAATTTATATAACTCCATACCAAAAGATAGCGGTTCAATCTTACCTTCTATTACTTGTACATGCGGATCACCTAAGGCATAAGTCTCTGCATTTACAACAATATATTCTCCGTCTAATTCTTCACACGAATAACGTATAAACTTTCCATTGTCGTGATATAGTCTAAACTCAACCATAAGACTTCTCTATTATACTTGAAAACTTTTTTACATGATAGTGAAATGGATAACTTTGTACAAATGTATTAACACGCAAACAATGTGGTAATATTTCACATACTAGTTCATTTGTCCAATCTTCTGTTGACAAATCATTAATGTGCTGTTTCATGTGTACCATACTCATGTCAGTAAATGCAGGAATAGTAGTGTTCTCTACTCCATGTATGTGACAGGCTAACGCATATACCCAATCTGTTGTTGCAGGTTCGTCTATATTACATTTTAATATTTTCTTGCATTCTTCCCAATTTTCAAAGATAGTTCTAACAGTATCAAAGAAATCTTTTGCAAATTCACTCTTTTTAAAATAAGTAATAGCATTATAAACATCAGGTAATTCATTATCATATATGAATTTACGATAGAACTTAATATCAGATATGTTACCCTTGAAGTTACGAATAGTATTGCACACCACAACATCTTTCAGTGCCAAGATTCCCCACCAATAGTCTATATTAGATGGGATAATCATGTCTGCTTCTAATTTAATAGTATGTTCATATGGACTAGCTTCATATACTTGCCAATCATTGATTAACTTCCAAGTACTCTTGGGTGCTAGGTCTCCGTAAGGCAACATCTTATCAGTTATAATGGTTACATTAGCATCTGGCATAACTCTTAAAATACTATCAGATAGTACGTTTGCACATTTTACATAGTTTACTGACTTTGTATTTTGTGCCATAATCACAAAGCCCTTCTTATTCATTAATAATCTCCATGAAATTATCCTTGTCAAGCATATGAAAATCAAAATCTTTAACTATGATGTATTCATTCTTTTGATTGTCAGGCTCATCTAGTTTATATGATATATTGTATGAAGTGTTGAATAATGCATCGGTGTTCTTCTTAACTAATATGTTTTTACCAACATGCTGTAGGTCCCATGGTATATAATCAGATACAACATCAACATGTCCATTAACAATATGCTGTGCTATACCCAATGAATAATCATTACGATACATTGTTTTATACATACCATATAGTTTTACATAGTGGTCATAATTATCTTGTATCATTTTCATACATTCGAAGATTTGATGAACTCTTTCAGACTTTTTGAATAACATGACTGTTGCCCACAATGAATTAAAGCCATGCTTACCAATAGTCTCTTGTGTTTCATTTGAGTTCATTATATAATTGGTTGAGTTGTGGCAGCAAAAATCATCATAGTAGGAAAACAATGATAGCAATCTATCAGAATTGACAATATAGTCAGTGTCTAGTAATAATGTTTCATCGTAAGGACTATCTTCAAATGCTTGATATCTACCCTTGTTCAACCAAACTTTATTGTCTTTAAAATTTGTATGGTCGCTAGTAGTGTATATTATATTATCAAATTGATAATCATTATTGAGTCCGTTATCAATATTATCAGTGATTACGGTTACTGGTAAGTTTAAAAAATGATTGATGCGTTTAGCCGTGTACACAGCCATACTAAAATAATCTACTGTGTCAGTATTGAAGGCAAAAAGTAACGCACCCCTACTCATCTTTTATTCTTTAGTTCTTCCCATTCAGCTTGGTATTCAGACATTACAGTGTCGTATACTGAACTTACTTTGCTTAGAAAAGCATTTTTGTTTACTGTTATAGGATTATCGTACATATCCATTAGTATCAATGTCTTAGATGGATATATTGCAAGAATAGCAATTAATTTAGGTGTGATTTTCCATAACCCACCCTGTTCTGCAACAATCAATTTATTGTCGTATTTTTCTTTTAGGTATTTTTTAGCAGAATTATGATTAAATCTGTTTTTAGCTGTTACAATTAAATTTCCAATATCCATAGTAATACTCCTCCGAGTATTTATAGGATTATTTGTTTATGGTTTTATTTTAATAGCCAATATTAGTACCCATCACATAAGTAACTGCAGGAGTTCCCCATGTATTGGTAATATATGTACTTGCGGGCGGTCTAATTGTAAGACTTGCTGTGGTTCCTACTGCACTTAATAGAGTAGAGCCACCATCAGGGACTTGATCCCATTTAACAGCAACATAAATAATGTTACCTTTATCACCGTATGAGCCGCGAGTTCCGTTTGTTTTCATACTAACACTCAAATAGCTTTGTAGATAGTTTGAAATCCCAGAACTTGCAGCCTGTTTATACATTGTTTGCCATGTACTACTAAGTGCATAGTATCCTGTACTAGTTGCATTAATTAATGGGCTACCTGAACCCCCGACTTTCTGAAATCCATTGTAGTTTGTACCGGCAATACGAACAGTACCTGAATCAGGTGCACTTAATACTAACGTACCTGACTGAGTACCCAAAGTATTCCACAATGAATTAATGCCTGATCCTGCAGGATGTGATAAGTTAATTGCGATTTGTCCACCTGCATTAAAGAAATAACGTGTAGCATCGGCTGATGCAAATGTAATAGTGAACAATGCAGTCATTTGTGTTGACCACGTAGAAGTACTAGTTGAACTATAGGTAGTGGTACTTCCTTGAGCAGCCGCATTATTTATGTTATTAAACAATGTTGCAATGTCAACTGCAAAAATACTATTTGATGTTCCACCTTGTAAACTAGTTATAATAGTGTCACCAATTTCATAGTCAGTTAATGGAATTGTAGTTACTGAAGTTCCTTGATGACTAGATGCGGCAACAATGTTATTAATTAAATTGACCCAACGTGCAGAAGTAATTTTGTCTGTAGGGCCTACTTGCGGTAGTGCAGTTTGTCCATATCCATATCTACTGGTCCCCGTCGCAAAGAATCCATTAATTGTGTTTGGAGTAACTCCGGTTACACTACCTAGATAGGTATTGTAATCTGAAGATTGAATTAATCCAGTTGATTGATATGCCATTTCCTGTATCCCTTATCTTATGCTTACTACTGCTTCTACCGTACCTGGACCATCTGTGTCTTTATTAGATAAACTTCGTCCAATAGTATTATATGCAGTAACTTCTTCAAGATTGGCTGCACGTGCATAACCGTTTCCTGCGCTTACTAAGCGATCATTCTTTTTAACATGTCCTTGTACTTTGACTAGAACACGACCAACTAATGCAACCGCAGGGTGAGTTTCATCATTGCCTGCACCTTGATTCAATAAGTAAGCATAGCTATTTGATACAACTCCAAAGACATCTGAACTTAAATCTTCTTTAACAGCAGTAACTTCTTTGTCACCGCCTAATTCAACAACTGTACCAACATCATAGATTGCATCAGCCGAATAACGTTCTGCCAAGTCAGCGAATGTTGCTTGAAATCTTGCGCCAGTTTCTAATGTCCATACACCTGCAACTGTTCCGCCGCCTGCTAAACGAGTTGTTGTAACTTGTCTTGGAGCAATATTACCTGTAAATTGTGCAATACTATTCGCGCCAGTCAAATAGTCAGCAACGTTTGCGTTTGTATATGTACCTGATGGATTAAATTGTACACCGTTTGCATACATGTAGTTGTCGCAACGAATACCATTAACACTGCTTGCAGTGAACGCAATATTACCGTTAACAATAGAAAGTGCATTACCAGAAGTATTACCATAAACAGACCACGCGCCTGTCAATGTACCAGTTGTTGTTGCGCTACCTGTTGTTATTGTGCGTGTAGTTAATGTGCTAATAGTACCAGTAGTAATATTACCTGTAGTAGCAGTCATTGTACCGGATACGTTAGCTAAACGAACATTAAGAATATCGCCGCTGATTAAATTACCCACGCTAATGTTATTAGCAGATAAATTTCCAGTAACAGTTACGTTAGCAAGAGTAGCAGTACCTGAAGTGCTAGTTGATGTTAACGTCAACCAAGAACTTGCAGTTAGCGTACCGTCTGCCGGACAAACGTTCAATGTATTAGTCGATGTATTGTACCACAATTGACCCTTCAGTGGGTTAGCAGGAGGACTACCTGCGGCAAAACTTTCAGTAATACGAACAAAGTTTGTATCAAATGCTTGTCCATATCCTGACCAGCTACGACCGGGTAGTGATAGTGAGGTACTAGTAGTATTGATTGTACCGTCTTGAATAGTAGTTAACGTACTACCGTTACTTCTAATAATTGTATATGCCATTTGCTTGTTGCTCCAGAGTCTTTAAATATTTATCTTAAATTGTAACTACGTTTGTCAAGCTTTGAATCCTGATTGTGTAGTCCAATTGTATTTGTCTGTTCAAACTTTTTTGAACGGGGTGAAAAATCACATGAGTTAATAGTCTTGTCTGTTCATTACCAGACGTATCCATTCCATATCCAGCTAAAATACCCATTTCGTCAAAGGTGTACGATGATTCTGTTTGAGTACCATTATCAAACGCTGTCTGTCCATTGGGTTCACCAAAGTCTAGTAAACACTGCACGATAATGTCGGTATAAACTTTACCAGTAACATGACTGATAATCATTTTATTTCTTGAGGGGTCAGTATTTAAAATACTAGTATCATCTACAATCTTAGTATAAGTCTGATTGTATAAACTTGCATTAATACCCACTGTATTTGGGGGCAAATACGTAATAATACCTGTATCATCTACGCTAGTTCCTCCGTTGCCAAATGCCATCTTATAGATTCCGCCGTAACCTCGGTTACTAAGTGCGTCTGCAATAGCTTGGGAAATGTTCTCATAGTGGATTGCATTCTTTTTGTCCAGTAAGACTTCACCTGTGTTAGGGTCGGTCAATTTGACAAATCCTTCAATTTTTAACATATTTTGTATTGACATTAGTTATCGCCCCTGACTTGCACTAGAATTTCCTTAGTATTGGGATCAGTAATCTTGAGGAAGGAACTAAAGTAAAATCCGCTTTGTTCATTGGGTTTTACTTCCTTAGTTTCTGCCGTATTTTCTGGTTTTTCGTTCATAATAGTTTATTTATCATTTATTCTGTACCGACCTGCAAGAAGTTAGCCGGGAAGCTGTCACTGACTTGCAACGGATCACCCTCAACTGAATAGTCCTCACTGTTCCAAGTACGGTTATAGTAGAAATTGAACAATGTATTTGTCAATTTTACACCATAGACCATAGTATATTCCGAATGCATCAATCTAGCACCAGAACCATCTACTCCTCGGGTAATTCCTGAAATTGTATTAGTCTCAGTATTAACTTTCTTAAAAGTAATAATTTCCCCACCAATATTGATAGTGTTACCTAGTCGTAGTGAAACCTCCAAGTTATCACCTTCAGAAGCACCTTTAGCTATATAAATCACTGGTCTAGAATTCTTAATAGCCAATGTAATATTTTCTGTACTTATTTGAGTTAGTGTAGAAATATTATATACAGAAATTTCCTTAATGGTCTCGACTGCGTAATTTACAAGGCACGCAACATTTTCATTTATTGTAGCTGCAACTACGGTTGTTTTGACTAAATCTAACAACTTAGCTACATCTTCGACATATATTTGACTGTCAAGTACTTCTAAGTTTTTTGTCAACCAAGTTCTGACACCTGTATTTGCTCGGTATATTGATTGTTCACCATTTTTATCAATGTGATTTACATATACTAGTTGATTGGGTGTAGCGTTTGTAATCATACTGGTAATCAAAACAACATCACCCGTAGTAATAGGTTCTAAAATATTAAGCTTGTTTCCACTCTTAAGTTTAAGTCTACTGTTGTCAACTTTGTATCCGTTAATAGTCACAAACAATCTATTAATATTAGTCAACGTTAAATCAGGTTGATTTATTTCATGTGTAGTGTCAGATTTCCAAATATATCCACCAGACACATAACTTGTTAGTATTTTACCAGTTACTGGTTTTGCCAACAATACATCATAGAATAGTTTAATTGGTTGATATGTTATTGCATCCTCTGTTACAGGAGTCATTAATCTAACATAATATTCATTACCATTTAATTGTGTAGTACCGTTAATACCATCAATTGTTATTAAGTCACCGGTGACAAATTCAGGTACCGTAGTAACGATTAATGTCAACTCACCTTTATCAGTGTTGACAGTTAATAGTGGAGTTACTTGTAATGTGTTAATGTTTTCTGTTAACAAGTATTGGTCACGGGTATCATGGAATGTAGTAACACTAATCAAATCTTCGCCAGATGCCGGATTAAACAATAATGTCACTGTACCAATTTCTGAATTAGGATCAACTGCAATAGTATACTGGATAGTTGGAATTAATCTTACACCATTATATTCTACAATAGCATCTACATCATTGGTATAACCATCTGAAGACAATCCAACAAAATTAGTGAGAACTAATTCAGTTATAGATGGTGCAACTTCAAATACTTGTGTTTGTGGAATACTGAAACTATTTTGTTTAGAGTTAATTTCTAGACCCATAATTGCAAAACTTAAATAATCAGTTTCAGAATGGTATGTTGTAGTGAACAATAATTTAGCTTCTTTAGATGCGGTGGTTGATATTTTGTAATCATCCTCATATATTAAAGGGTTACCGTTTAAGTAAACAACAGGAGTAGCATATATTTCCGGTGCGTATGCATAACCTAACCATATTTCACTATAACCTGTAACAGGATCAATACGTAAAGGCAAGTTCTGCGAATTACTTCTAACTTCTTGATTGCCATTACCAAATTCATATACTTCAATTTGTAGATATTTTGTGTTATCATACAAACTAACACCATCCAAAGCACTTAGCGTGATTGATTGAGTAATCCAATTGATTGAATATGAATAGCTATTAGATGTAGTAGGTGTTATATCTTGATAAATTCTAAAACCTAACTTAGTAGAAGAATCCATTAAGTATAATGCAACGTGTGCAGGATTCTCGGTAATCAGAGAAAAGTCTATTGGTAAATCAGTAAGTGCATGTATGAATTTTTTAACTGTAAATCCATTGAATGGATAATCTTCAACTAGCCATGTACTTCCCGGGCGAGTTGTAACAGTCATGGTTAACGTATCTGTTAATACACCGGGAACTAATTCCTCTGGTCCATAACCAGAAATGAATGGATCACCTTTGATTTGATAGAAGTTTTCTTCTGTCTTAATCAATGATACATTTTGCCATATAACAGCATCAGTGCTACGTAGAATAGTAGCATCGGATCCAACAATAATCCAATTATCGTCACTATATGTTATTGCAGTCAATGTCTTGGTAGTATTAGATACTACTTCACTCCAAATAATTCCATCCGGGCTAGTTATAATGGTACCATCATCGCCCACAATAACAAACATTCCGTTAGCATATATACCGTTTAACAGATTAGATGTCTTTGCAGTACCGTCAATTGATGCCGGATCCCATGCATGAGAGTTAGTTGATGTGAAAACTTGATAATTGTCACCAGCTAAAACAATAGCTGTTCCAGATGATAATACTACATTTAATCCAGTTGATACTACTCTTGGTAATATTTCTTCCCAATCAAGACCGTTCAAACTTCTGAAAGTTTTAGAAGTTGATACCAATGATGTGTATCCATTAACAGTAGTATTAGTAATTGTACCAAGACCAGTAGCAATATAACCGTCAAAGAATGCAGAAGATACATAAGCTACACGTTTAAATTGTTGAGGTAATGAACTTCTGAAGCTATATTGAACACTCCAAGTATAGCTGTCCGGGCTGATTAGTAATTCATCACCCACAGCAATATAGAAATTGTTGTTATAAATTACACTGTACAATTTATCTTTTGGTGCAGAAATTGATGAACTATCATATCCCACATCATCAAATTTATTAGTATCGTATGGTGTAAATTCTCCCACTGATACCCAATTTTCTAAGTCGTTGCTGGTTACGACAGGTGAATGTATATTACTTGTAACGATAACATAATGACCTTCATCATATCTAATGTCTTGTACATTTAATACATTTTTACTGATTTGTTTCATAGTCCAAGTTACGCCAGTATCGTGACTTAACAATATAATAGAATATGATTCAGTATCACCAATTGCAACCAACAAGTTTTGTTCGGCTACGATAATACCACGTAAATTGATATTGCTTGGATAGAATATTTGATCCTTCAATACAGTATCTAGTTCATTAACTAAGTCATCAAACGGTTGACCAAAGTAAGTATTATTTGGATAATCAATACCAGATACTAACATTGGTAGATTTTTACCTGGCATGTTGTCTGTTGGATTGTAGAATCCCATGATTCTATCTAATGCATTCAAATCAAATTCATCACTACGTACTTCTTCCCATTTGTTAAAATCAAATGCAATATCATTATTACTTACCATGCAACGATATAATGTATTATTGAATGTTACTAAACTATATGGACTGCGAGTGTGTCCGGATGTAATGTAGATTGGTTCTGGAATATATGCATAATCACCACTTAGGAATGTAAATGCATGGTTTGGTACAGGTCTTACTAGTGAGGTGTCATAGAATAACGCAACTTGTGTCTGACTAATAGGCTTGACATAGTATTTTTCAAAAGAGTTAACTGCTACCCCGTTTAATTCATATACGCTTATTTCATTAGTTATATAATCTGCTAGCTTTACTGTAATCTTAGCATCATTAATACCATTCACACCACCTAAATTGCTACCGTTAATTACAATAACATCACCATTAGCGTAAATAGTACCAGGATCAATAATTTGAATGAAGTACTTATTTGTTATGTTTTGAGCAGAGAAGTTTGGCTTAAACACCTTGATAGTTGCACCGCCGGGTCTTGAATCAACATATGTATATGGATTAATAATTTTATAAAAATATAACTGTAGACCTTTAATTTGTCCTGGTTGTAAGTTTGTAACTGAATAATTTAATGTTGCTACGGAATCACCTGATGTGCCGGTTATTGCAACATTTAATTGAGTAGTAACGGTGGTGTTAAGATCGTAAATCACTCCAGTAAAGTCTATAAACTGAACTGCCGGTGTTATTCTGATAATGTTAGACAACTCTACGTATTCACTAGACACAGAAATAACAAATGTATTTGCTGGTATTGTAAATCCGGTAACCAGCATGCCTATTTTTGGTAGAGTTCCTGTCAATATTTTAACTGACGATGTACCAAAAATTTCAGCAGTAAATTTAGCAGTTACAACTTTAGTAATGTGAACTGAGTTTGCAGGAATAGTTCCACCGCTTAGTACCATTCCTGAAATAAACAATCCATTAATAGTTCCAGCAGCGGCAAATTGATTACCGTATATAATACCGTTAGTAGTAGATGCAATGGTTGCATTTATAGAACTCACGTTAGTGATTGGTAATACTGCTTGTTGAATACTTGCACGTGTAACGGTTGATGGCGTGCCTGCAACAGTCACTGAAGTTATTCCGCCTACATTACTAATTGTAGTAACTGTTAAGACGCAATTATTTGTAGATGAGATTCCACTTAGATTGGCACCTGATATGGTTATAATATCACCCACATCGTATGATGCACCTGCAAAAGTAATTTCAGCATCGTAAGATAGACCAAACAATATATTGTATATTGTAAATATTGCACCAGTTCCGTCAGTAGCTGATCCTGGGTGAGTTGCTACTCCAGTAAGTCCCGGATACGGTATAGCATAGTTCACTGATAAGTCTAAACTACTTTCTACACCATTATTAGTAACAACACTACCGTAGTATTCACCGGATGTCCATTCTTCGACCTTAGTTCTATAACTTGTTCTGTCAAATTTTAGTGTAGAAGTTAATTCTCTTGTTGGTGTATTGGATACTATTGGTACTGCTCTTGCAGAAACTTCCAACTTGTTATTAATGCTGTTTATACTTTCAGCTAAATTCACTCTGCGTGAATCTATCATTGCATTATTCTTGGTAGTGTACAATGCTATAACTGATTTTTTATAAAATAAACTGTCTGTACTAATCACTCGCACATAGTAATATTTTTTGTTTTGTAACCCAGAGATACCAAGACTTGTTAATGATTTGATATATTTTACTGCATCTCCGGTTAATAACGAAACTGCATTAATGTTTATAGTATTATCATTGTAGTTAATATTTGCACTATCAAATAATATAGTGATTGATGCTTGAATAACAATATCCGGTTTAGTTGTATATCCTAATCCCGGATCAGTTACAGTAATGTCAATTACTTTTCCACCTGACATAACTGGTATAAGAGTAGCAGGTCTAGTTGGTGCAGGATAAATTGTTGAATCAATTACTGCACTAATCTGTGGAGGGTCAATATAGTCTCTTCCTGAATCTAACAGTACTACTCCCGGTAAATCTATATACACAATTGTTCCTGGGATATGGTTAGCTACATCACTATCACCTGCGCCGCGAGTTAAACTGTATAATTTACCCTTTTCTCTGTCAATTTGAGAATAGTTAATGTACTCATTATCAATTTTAATTCTTCCAGTTACTGGTAATCCAAAAGCATCATCTACATACAAAACATCGCTAATTTTATCTAAATATATTTCCAAAGATGTGATTGGATTGTTGGCACTTCCGGTCAATGATATACCGTAATTACTATACCAGTCAGAATATAAACTATCAGTCCAGATAGCATCAGTAGGTAAAACTTGTCCGGTAGCTCTTACTGAATCAAAAACTAAATTAGGTGTTATAAATCTATCTGTAGTAACGCTATATCTGCCCGGCAAATCAAAGTCAGTTACCTGTCCAGTAAATGATTCTGCTTTAGTGTACTTCAATAAGAATTCTTTAATGACAACACGATAAGGTTTAACTTCATTAATGAAGCCTTCCAAGAACACTTGATTATCACGCTTATAGTTTTTATCTTGTGCTAATTCACGTAATGTATGCTGTACATCTACCAATGATGTTTTATTTAACCAAGTTAAGTTGTTTTGTGAAGTTGTATTCTCGCTTACAATATATTCAAACAACAATATCAAACTCTTATTACGGTGAATTCGCAATGTCTCTGTGTAAATTTGTTCATTCAATGCACGAATTATATAGCGAGTTTCCATTGAAGGATATGAATCATATGCATCTAAATCAAAGAAATTACTGTCAAAACCAATTTTGTATCCAGAATAATTCCACAATGATTCTTTGATTTGAATTGTACCCTGTTCTAATCCAATCCTATCCCATGACTTTCCGTTGTACACATATACTTCACGCTTACCATCACTATTCATAGTAACACCGGCGATCATACCTAGGTACGGGATCAGTGTGGCAAGACCATAATATTTAGAAACTTCAACGTCAATTTTAGTATTGACACTATAACCTTCAGCCCACCAGTAAATATATTCCCAATACTTAGTTGTATCAAAATCAACTCCAGCTATAGTAAAGAATGTAGGTGCTCTTACTGTACTACTTTCACTATTACTAGAACCTAGCAAACTAGGAGTTTTAAACTCAGCGATAGGGTATTGTTTCAATACTGTATTAGCATATCCAAAATAGTTAGCCAATGCTTTTAATCTATTCTTAAACATACTTTGTCTAGGTCTATATGCTGTACCAGTTTGCATTAACTTAGGTAATGTAATGTCGGGTACTACACGACCCTGACTGTCCATACCAGCAAGACTGTCTAGTAATTTTTCATACATCGCTTCTGGTTCATTATGCTCGGTATACATTGAGGGGATACCGGCAATAAAGTCATCTTCATAACCTGCACGAATTAATTTATATTCATTGTATGCCGGTGTTTCGTTACTACCAGAACTGAAACCAATATATAAACTAGAGGTTAAATCTGTTATAAAGTCACTAGCATTATACAAGCCAAATACGTTTGGTTTATATGCCGCAAAGAATGGCACACCTGATGTTATTGGATTTGCAATATATAATTCTAAAATTGTATCAGATAGAGTTTTGCCCTTAGTACTTTGAATAACATTAGTATTCTTTACCCAGTAATAGTATTTCAATACTAATGATCCTGCATTATCAACTTCGACTGTAGTTGTATATGATTCTAAGTCGTAGGGTGTTCCTGTTCCTGTGTAGTTTACGGGAGTAACATCACTCTCGACCCACGTATATACGCTTACTACACTATCAGGGAAAACAGTGCCCCAATATCTACTATTATATACAGTATCTTCTTGGTGATAGTTTACAAAACGAGTTGAGGATGTGTCAAACCATAGTTTACCTATATATTCACTAGACCAAACTAAGTTATGATTTCTAACGTCTGTATTGTAACCAGCAGGGTCAATGCTATCAACATAGTCTAGATTTTCCATGACCACACCCAACAACTTGCCTTGCAATGGATCAATATAATCTAATGATTGACTACGTTCATTGGTGTCGTTGTCATATATTTGAACTCCGGATAATCTATCAACATCAACAACATCATTTGATTTTCTAAATATGTTCCAATTTGGTTTGTTAGTAAGATTTTTATAAGCAACTACCCTACCATTAAATCCATCTCCTGAATAATTATCAGGTATACCAACAACCAATGTGTATTCACTAAATGCTAATTGTCTACCATAGAATGCACTAGGTCCAATGTTAGTAATTAAATCATTACATGATTGAGCAAATACATAACTACCTAAGTTACTTAGACTTTCATTATATTCTGCAATATAGTCATAAACAAATACTGCACCTGCATTTGCAAATGAATCAATAAATCTAGTGAAGTTATTATCAAAATACGTGTCATTATTTGATTTACTATCGTCAATAAAATCAAATGTTGTTGCGGCAAATCTATTTGCCACCGGCGCACTAATCGCCACTGAGTTATATTCATTAAACTTTATAGAATATCCAAATTGAGTTGGATTTGTAGTATTATGAACTTCTCTAATAGTTTGTGTTTGGGTGTACTCTTTGATTCCTAAACTATCTAGTACAGATTTGTTAAACACAGTGATTGTTAATTTGTCATTTAATCTACCTAATTTAGGATCACGTAAACTAATCTGTAGTTTAGTTTCATCAATGGCAGTTGCTATCACGTTTAATATTCCTGCTTGGTTAATAGCAGTAACAATATTATTTAAACCTGTACTAGGTAATACTACAACTGTTCCGTTGATTAAAATAGTTGCAGTAGAAACCAAAGTTACTGCATTTACTCCAGTAATTGTGCCGTACTTTTTACCTTCATGTGTATATCTATAGACTGCACCTTCATAATTATCAACTGATATATCGAACGGTGCACCAACAAGAACATCATTGCCAAATATATTTGTGTCTAATCCTGTACCAAATGCAATACTGGATCTAACACTTGTTCTATAGTCGTATGGTGTAAGAGTTTGTGTGAAAACAAAGTCGCCTGAACTAATATTAACTACATCACCTGCACCAACTCTAAACGGATATTTAAACGTAACTGTGTTAGCTGTGGTAGTGTAATCTATTGCAGGAACTAGTAACTGACCATTATGTGAGACTGAAATACCATTTGCAGGAGACCACGCTAGCTTAGTAGTTAAATCTGTCCAATCAATAGAGTCACGCACGTATGTAATATTTTGCACTATTCTGTTATAAACATATACTGCACCCATATTGAATAGTGTGGGTGTAAAATCTAATGTAGGTGCACTGATAAAAACTTTACTTCCATCAAAATTTGTAGATAAAGTAGTACCAAAGCCAGTGTTAGATACTTTCCAGTATACTGTCTGGGTGCTTGGATTTTGGTTAGTGCTGCCGCCTACTGCTATATAAGTGTTACCACTATGAAATACCACTGCACCTACACTGTAGGGTGTAGAGCCTGACCAAGCAGGAATAACATCTGACACATTTAATGTTGTTACACTTGAATAATTATATGTTGCTTTATAGACTGTAGTTCCAGTAGCTACTAGTGATTTAAAATTACCTTCAATGTAAAAAGTAGTCTTATTTGTACCTAAATTGTATTCACTAGTTTCAATTACATATGATTCTGCTTTGATAGCATTAGAGAATGAAACTTTATCTCCATGACCTAACCCATCAGACTGGTCTCCGTTAACTATAAAACCAGTAGCATAGATTGCGATTGCAGATGAGAGTACAAATCCAGCAGATACACGAATAACATTATCATCAAGTCTATACACATAAACTTTTGCTTCTGTTAAAGAACTTAAATATAACCATTTCTTATCACCAGATAATGCTACCGCATCACCTACACGTTTACCGGCAATAGTAATTACTTGTTGAACAATAAACGATTTATGCGTACTTGGATGTAATACACCAACATAGACATAACTGTTTGTCGCACCAGGTGAAGTAATTATAATAACATCATCTGATTTAGCCATTGCAGTACCAAATCCAGCTGTATTTACATATGCTGATTCTTTATATTCATATGTATTTGCATTAATTGAAGTTACACCATACGTACCTGCCTTAGCATAAGCATATCTGTAAACTGTTCTTGCTCCAGGATCTCCAATATATATTCCTAAGTCTTTATCAAATATAACAGAGTTACCAAAATTCTGTGTACCTGATCGTTTTAATAAATTAGTATATTTGTAGCTTAAATCTTTTTGCAATACTGCCCATTTACCATTTTGGTCAGTGTCAACCCATACTTTTTGTTGACTAGCCCCGTCATTCATTAATAATAAATTAGATAATTCTTTTGTGGTTGTTATGCGTTGAGTTTGAAACTTAGACGCAATACCCAAACTATTGATTGAGGTTGTGTCTGACGGCAATGATAAATCTACTGTCACGGTTGTTAGACCACCTACAGTATTAACTCTATAAAACCCGTCAATAGAGGAATCATAGTTAACAATCATAAATGTATCGTCTTTTACTAACCCGTGCGGGAAATCAAATTCAAATGTAGCAGTACCATTAAAATTATTATTTACACTTATAGCATTAACATGTTTATTAATAGTACCCATTGGAATTGGTGTAGTTACTTTCCAACTACCATAGTCATCTGCAATCCAAATATAATCACCCTGAAATATGTCATTTGCAGTCAGCGTACCTACACTCAATCTGTCAAATGATAAGCTAAACATCTTAATGTCATTAAAGTTTACATATCCTGCGCTTGGTAACTTCTCAAAATAATCAAGGGGTTTTCTAGGTAGAATATTAATGTCTGTAATTACTGATCCAAAATTAGTTAGTCCATATAAAGGAATAGTCTGTAATAGTCCTGATTCAGGTTTATCATTTACTATACCTATGATATTGGGATTACCAGTTAATTGAGTTTTGTTAAGTTTGAATTCAATAAAATTATGGTTAGTTATTCCACCGTATTCAGCAGTCTTAATAGCCCAGTTTTCATATACATCATATTTGATTTGTCCAACATCTAATGTAATGTTTTGAGCAATATTAACTGCATTCTTAGTTCCCTTTTCACTAAGAAAACTTTTATATAAATTAACTTGTGAAATATCTGATAAATCACTAGCAGATAAGTAATCTCTAGGTCTATATCCAATCAATGAGAACCCTAGCAAATCTCCATCATTCTTTAAGTTAGCATTTTTAATATCATAGTACAATGCACTTTCTGATGCACGTGTACTTGCATTGGGTAATAACCCTTTTTGAATCTTTTCGTAATCTGTTTCAATCCAATCATTTGAATTGAATGTAAGTGATGCCAACACCGTTTTATTAGCCATCCAATATTTGTTCTGATGTGTTACAATAGAACCCTTAACGTATTTTACATTCGCTGACCAATTTTCAATATTATCCTGATTTAATAAGAATCCTTGAGCATTTAATGTACCATTCCATTCAGCAGTTTTTTGTCCTCGCAAGAACAATCTATTCTGACGTAATCCGGTAAGTTTGTTGAATATTGTATCATTGAACAATGACACGTTATCAAACACAATACCATGTTCTAGTGAATTTAAACTGGCAGTAAAATATGAAATAGTATCACCATCATTTAATGGTCTAACTTCAAATCTAGTGTCATCTCTTAATATTGCTAAATCGCTTGAATGAATTGCATATAAGTTTTGATTCAAAATAAAATTCTTATCCTGTGCGGTAAGTGGCTGGACAATTAAACTATCTTTATTAATTACTAAACAATTTGCAACTGGATTAATACTAATCAAACTTCCAACTTCCCAATTTGCGCCTACCCAATATAGTGCCTCAGCAACCATTTGTTCCCAGTTTAATATGAATTCATTTTCTTGATTATCAAATTGTATTCCTTGGTCGGTTAGATATCTACCGTAGTTTGTAATGAATTCACCCAGTGATTGCGCTGTAGTAAACACCGTACCATAAGGAACATATTTAATTACAGTGCTGTAATTATTAGGTATATTAACCTTTTTACCATTTACTTCAATTACTTTGTACGTACCATCCGGGTCGGATGTATATGTCATAAAATATGAACGAGTCTGACTATTACCGGTAACTGAATATCCATTAGCAGAAGTTTTTTGTATAATTATACTACTATAGCGAATAGTAAATTCAGGTTGATTTTGATACAACATTACATTGTAACTTTCACTAGGTAACAACAATGACACATTATTTGAATTGGTGCTTGTTTTTTCTAAGTAAAAATTTAAATATTCTTTGTCGGTAAAACCAGCAATTCTATAAATTAATCTTACATCTAAATTGTTTAATAATGATGTAACTTTATTATGTCCTATGTGTCCGGTTCGTTGAACATAATCAACAATCCAATTCATATAACCATGCTGTGCTGTCCCATTACCATACAATAGTGGAATTTTATTCCCATGTAGGAATCCATCCAACAAGAATTGGTTAAATTCTGAACTATATGTATATAAATCTATATCCTGTGCCAATGAGAAGAACTTTGCAGGTTTTAATAATGCAATTATCTTCATTAAATCAAATGGCCAGTTACTACTTCTTCTATAACTATATTCTGCAGGACCTACATCACCCACATCCCATGCAGTGTTAAATACTGCCTTACTATAATCACGAACCATTGTATTAAATGGATTCTTTAAATTACCATATGAATCAACCGGCAATATTGTAGACAATCCGGGTCTTGCTCTACGTGAATTAACTGTTCCATTAATTCTTCCTGCCTCAATGTCTGTCCACAATACTTTATTATCGCTAGTATATGGTGCTTCACCATAACGAGCATCCCACCAAGAAGGTTTATCTGTTAGTCCCAACATCTCCCATGGCGTTGAATGAGGGGTGGTAGTATCATAATACCACAAATATATTCCTCTCCAGAAACCTTGAGTTATAACTTTATTAGTTTTATCTGTAGCATTTTTGTAATTCCAAGTAAATTTTTCACTTGAAGAATAAAAATTATTTGCAAAGTCAATGTTATTCTTACCAACCCAGTCTAAGAAATTAACAGAATATATATTTTGAACTTCTGCTATTGAGTTGCCGGTGCTTCTAAAGTAACCAGGAATAATTTCATCTTCTTTGATTGGAATAGGAGCACTTACTTTGATGTTATTATAGATACGAGTTTCAAACTCTAATAAAACTTTATCTTTAAAATCTTCTAAGTAACCATTATTATATGCACCAAACAATTTAGTTAATGATCCGTCATGTCCTTTAATAAAATACGTAGGAATTAGATAACTGTTGTCTAATACAATACTTGGGCGACTTGCAGGATATAATCCTAATTTGCTAGGAGTATTTGGAACATAACTACCATACGTAGTATTATATTCGTTGACTATGATTGTATCCCCTGCCACTAAATCCTTAGTAATTTGTAATTTAGGCTGAGTACTGCTAATAGTATAATCTAAATCTTTAATTAATTGAGTGTATCTATCAATCCCGCCGACAGTATTCTTACTATAAACTAAAATTGAATTATAGTTTGCATTTTTAAAATCATATATCTTGCTTAATGGGAAGAAGCTTGTATCAATAAATGCATTGAATGTATAAATTTTAGAGATATATGGTGCTCTCGCAGGTAACATATCTGACCAAAAGAAACTATCACTTTCTTGTTTATATGAAGCAATCTGTTGCAATACATCATCTAACATCTGTCCACCGGACATTGTTGGGAAATATTCTGATTGGTCAACAGTTGATAACATCAATTGTTTAAACTTAACATATTCTTGTGCGTTAAATGACAATGAATCTATTAAATTGTATTCTGGATGGCGCATGAATGCTGCCAATTTTACCATTGGCGCACTGTTTCTGATTATTTTAGTAGAATACGGAATTAAATTTCCAACATCTCTAAAGTTATTTGCCCCAAACACATCACCGGTAATTTTTCTACTGTTATTGTAAATGCTTTGGTAATGTCCACGCAAATCACCTAAACTTAATTCAGGGATATCAACATTGAACGGGTTATTAGATAAGTTACTTGGTATAGTAAAATATGCTTTTGAATCAAGTGGATCATTACTGTATATCAACACTTGCATCATTGTATTAACTACTGGTGGAAATAATAAAGTAACAGTTGTTTGATTTAACGTAGTTGATGTTTTAACTGTAAATTGTGATGAAGTGAGTTCCGTACTATCAAAATAAACTTTGACTGTTGGCCAAGGACTTGAAGTTACCGGCAATATATTAAATTTTAATGTTGAAAAAGATTTACCAATGGTATATTCAAATTCAAATGCTTGATACTGAAAACTTTCACCAATCGCAGTTTCCCAACCTATTTTTCTATTGTAGGCAGTAAGTGAAGTATAGTTATGAACATATCCATCGGTAATATTATATGTAGTAGAAACAAAATTTTTAATAAAATTAAACGAATCACTGTTAAAATCAATATTAAAATTAATATCGCCAATATTAGCTACTGAACTATACTTTATTGGAAACCCCAATATAATATCATCAGTACCGGTACCAATAGCATATGAAAATAATTTAGTTCCCTTAAAATCACTACCTTGATAATATGATTGATTGCTAAAACTTACACCATTAATATCAAACACATCGAATATAGGAGGTTGATTTATTAATGTTTTTGCTTGTGAGTACGACCAATTTGACCCGTTAAAATAATATGTTTTGCCAACGTTATTAGTTCCACGTTTTGAAACTACTTGTTCATTTGCAACAATTACATCTTTATTTGCATTAGTTAATGTAATTATCGGTGAACCAGATCCAGTAATTGATCGAAATCTTACAGTAAATATTTTATTTCGCACTTCAACATCATTATCAGCAGTAAAAACAATTGTTGCACCATCAAATAGCGGTAAGCTACCATCGGGTATGTAAGATGTTTGTCCTGATACTTGAGTATTAGCATTAGTGGTTGTAGTATCAATAAAATCAACAAATGTTTTATGCATAGTCCCACTATTAAACAATTTTAAATTTGGATAAAATTCAATGATTGGTCTTTTGGCACGGTTATCTGCGTTGTTCAATGCGGCGTTAGATATCTTGCCACTTGAATATAAAGCAGTAGCTTTCAATACATTAATATGAAACCAACGATTACTACGACTCCATGCATTTCTATTTTTTGCATTTCTACTAATAGTAATGTAATCTTTAACTACAGGGACATTCAATCGTTCACTGAATGTTGATGTATCAAATCCTTCATTATCATATGATTTATAAACAATCTGACTGAAGGTTTCTGGAACCAATACATCAGTTTCAGGTACTAATTCTATTCCAGTTCCAACACCTTCTACATAGTATTTTTTATCTTTATATGATTCCGGAAATATTGAGCCCACAAAATTAATCTTCATTCCGTTTGTAAACACAACACCAAACGGACTTTTATAAGTTTTCTTCCCTAGAATTTCAGCTTCAACATTGATTTTATGTGATGCATTATCTTCTACTAACTTTATAAGTCCGGTCTTTAATGGATCAACTGCGTCCTGATAATATAGTGTATCTAAATCAGCCGTGATTTGTGCTAATTGAAGTATTTCACCTAATTGATTTTTTACAAAGTCTCTGCTAATAAAAGTTTCACCAAATATTGCAGTAATTTTTTGATTAGTTGGAATAACCTTCTGTTCAGTCAATATAATTACGGGGTCACCGTCGTCTTCACTAACATAATTAATTTTATAGAAATTATTTGTAATTACTGTAGTATCACCGCCGTCATAGGTAACATCATCAAATGCTACGTTGTCATAGAAGTTAGTAAGTTTAGCAGTTGTTCCCGGTTTAAATCCATAAAACATTAATGTTCTGTTACGCAATGAATTAATTCCATCAATTTCTTTAAGTTTACTCAATGGCATACCGTGTACTTTTTCGAAAGGTAAAGTACACACAATGTCAACTGGATTATTACCGGGATATTTGATATTATCTTGGTCAGTTGCATAAGGGACAGTAAACGTCATAAAACCAGCATCAATGCCGTTATTATCCAATCCATAAATCTCTCTGCTAGTTAAGTTAACACGTGATGGATTTTTACCTGAAGTTCCAGGACTAGTTTGAATATAAAACTTATTTGGTTGTGATACATTAAATGTGTAGGTGCCACCACGTAGTAATGTTATTATTGGATTCTTACCCAAACTAATGTCATTGGCAGAAATAGAATAGTCTATTGACTGATTAGTAACAACATAATCTAATTTGTTATACAATAAACTAGTTTTTACATCCACAACATCAGGACCATCAGGCAACCAATAGTATTGACTGAAGTTAACAAGTTTATCTAAATCTACAAAACTATCCCATGAATAGAATTGATTTGCAAATAGTTTAGAATGATTAATTACTGATCCATTTTCAGATACAAGTGCGTCAACTAATCCGGGGTATGTTAAAAAATCAACCGCAGTACTAGTATTAGTTTTAGTAAATATTACACCTGGTTCAAACTGATAGTCTTGTCTAATTTTACTAGGTTCAACAATATAACTATCACTAGCAGTTAATCCATATTCGAATTTACGACCAATATATCCTTCAATTTTATCTAATTTAGGAGGTGTAACTAGTTGGTCTAGGGTAGCACCCAAGAATTGATTATTAGTTTCTGTTCTAAAAATCTCAGGAAGAAAATCAATTGTTCTAACTCTATTTGCCATTATTATTATCCGCTAATTGTTTGAAATTCATTTGCTGTCAACGATGTTATTACCTGTATATCTGATACTTGTAAAGCACTTACAAATATTTCATTTGGTGCGCTACGAATTTCATATAAATCTCCAAATTTTAATGTTGAGTCTTTTGGAATTAATATGGCTGATCCAATTAAGTCACCCAATTCACTATGCAAATATGCACTTAGTTCACTGAAATAAAACGTGTCGCCAAAATCCCAATTACTTATATCAAAATAGTTGTTAATTGCATTCACTACAGCAATACTTATTTCACTTTCACTTGCTGTGGTTTTACTTGCTTTGATAACCTTAATAGTAGCTTGTAATTGCGGGTCTGCTTTCATTCCAAACAATGGTTTAAATTTTACGCTGTTTAAAATAACACTGTCACTTAACATTTTATAATCTTCAATCTTACCATAAGATTGTGATAACTCATTAATAGTGGGCATAGTTGGTTCGAGTACTTTATTTGTTGTATCAGTAATCCATTGACGATACTGTGTATAATATGATTGTGTAACTAGATACATATCAATAATGTTTGTAGTAGCTGGATTGATTCTACCAGTATTACTACTATTGTGTTTGTATTGAAAGTACAAGCCCTGACGCCCTGAATATGTGCTAATGTTTGTTAGCACATTTAATTTTAATATATTTGCAGAAGTTGCGTCATTGACTGATTGATAAAATACTTTGTCATCAGTTGCATAGAATTTCTGCCCAAGTGGATATTCGTATTTTATAGATTGAATTTGCACTACATTATTAAATATAGTTACAATCTCAGTGCTTGGGATAATTCTAAATTTGTTTAATAAATTACTGTCTATAATCTTTTCAACAAACACATAATTTTTTAGTCCTTGACCATAACCAGTAACATAATTAAAGAAATCTGGATTGCTAATAATCTTATTGTTAGCAGGATCAATAACACTTACTTCAATTGAGTAATCATCAACATAACCATCGGCTTCTACTGGTTGACCTACTACTGCTAATGTAACGTCATCCCCAAAGTTTGCATTTGATCCGGGCAATGAGTTTGTTTTTAAGACTTTAACCGTGTCATATAATGACTTCCCTGACAACGGATCATAAATGATTTTACTTCTGTCAAACGAAAAACGTGTATCATTAGCACTACCAAAATAATATGCTAACGCTTTGTTAGTCACTGAATATATTCCATCTCCTATACTTTTGAAATTAACCAAAAAGGTAGTTGCATTATAATCAGAAATAGACCAACGTCTTGTGTCTGATATTGATAATGAGTTATCATAGTTCAAAGAGAAGCTTTGATTATTAATACAGCGAGCAATAGCATTTTGAATTATTGCGCTGGGGACGATATTATCAAATACCGGAATAATAATTGATACTAGTGCGCCGGTTGGTATATTGTGACTTAGTGTCACAGGACCTAATCCATTGTACAAATTACCAACGCCGCCGTTGTATCCATCATCAATAACATTAACAATTGATGTCCATATATAAGTTAAGTCACCGGGTCCAGGTAACTTTGGTACTAGTCTATTGTTTTGAAATACAAAACCCCCGGGTGCAACAAACTTAATCAATGCTCCGGTTGTTGCATACTTCATATTAGTTCCGCTATAGATACCCACAGGAATAGCAGTGCCTATACTGACCAATTTGAAATAACCAGTAATATTAGTAGAATTAAAAGACGTTTGCTTCCAAGAAACGTCAGTTACTGTATACCTAGATGCATTGATAACATAGTATTGTTGCATTCTACGACTAGATAAGATAGATAATAACTTATTAGTTAAGAAACTAATAACACTAGTAGTGCCTCTATCTAAATTAAGAGGTTGAAATTCATCATTTTGTTTAAAATATAATGCGCCATCTTCTGCAAATGAATTTACACTTGAGTATTTTGCAGTTGGGTCAAGCAAGTCAAAATTACGTGATGTGCCAATGCTACTGCGATTTAATGCTTTGCTTTTTAATACACTACTGTATAATGTCTTTGGAAATACATTATAATCTTCACCATTAACCATACGATTCTGAGAATAAAATCTTGTCGGGGCACGTAGCTTAATATCAGCAATGCTTTCACGTGCTTGTGCATTAGTTACTGGTTGTGTCAATTGTAACGTGATGGTGAGTGTTTCAACTCTAGCAGTTTTACTAACATAGCTAAATGAAACAGTAGTTCCCTGAATGTCACTTGGATCAATGTTATATTGTAATGAATTACCAGTTCTATAGTATGCTCTGAAATTACCAATTGGGATTTCACCAAATACGCCGTCACCAAATACATAACTAACTTGGTCATTGAAACGTGAATCAACTGAAAACAGATTCATTTCCTTTAATGCGTTATTGTATATACTATCTACCTGAATCCATTCTGTTAATGCCCCTGTTACAGGGTCAACTTTGAACAACCAAGTGTCAGTATCATTAATACCTTCAGTGTTAATGTCTACTACTTGGTTGGATATTTTTTGTGTCAATGAAAAAGATTGACTTTTTAATGTGCCTTGCTTAAAGTACATGAAGAAGCCTGTGTTTGCACTTCCATAACCCAAGTTATCATTTCTGTACAACATGTTAAATATTCCATTTGCTTTAGGAGACATTTCATATACATATTCTTGACCTGCACTACTTGAACTGATTAACTCAAAATTCATTGCAGTGCCATTAATATTTTGTGTAAACCCAATCGCAGGTAATGCATTAGTGGGAATCTTTAAACTATACTCGCTTGTTTTAACGCCCAATACTGTTTGCGTATTACCGGGGCGTCCAATGCGCTGTGAAGTAACTAGTGCCGCGTTCAATATCGTATTAAATTGTTCTTGCCAATTACCATTTGACGGGTCATTCCATAGTACGGTTGTACCGCTAAGATTAATACCATTAATATCATTAATGTTTTCTGTTGTTGCTAAACTAACAACTTTTAGAAAACCTTGGGCAGATAGATTACGCTTTGGGCTATATCCAACTAAATTAGCTAATTTGATAACGCTATCACGGCGTTCTGCTGTATCAATAAAGTTTTCACGGGTATTCAAATCATCACGGAAACTCAAGCCTTGACCCATAAATGCAATCAAGTCTAGTAATGCAATATACTCACTAGATTCAACATAATCATTGAATGTCTCAGGGTAGTAGGTTTTTAGATAATCTACGAAAGTTTTACGTAGGGTTTCATAGTCATAGCTTTGGAAATCAGCCTGACTAAAGGTTTTATAGATAGTTTTCCAGTCATTGGAACCAAATATTGTTGATTGTCTAGAACTTGTGGCCATATAAGTAGTATCTCTTTAATATATTTATCGTTGTAAAAATACCGGTTTTTAAGACAATGATGCAGTATTTGTTTCTTGGTTGAACAGAATGGCAATGTCTCTTACTTGATTTGCCGGGCTCACCGCCAATTCAATTGACGCCACAATTCCATTTTCTTTAGCATATATTGTCACGTTATTAAGAATAATTCTAGGATCTAATCTAGCTACACGAATTAATTCTTCTTTTAATTGAGTAGTAGTTTCATGGTCATTTGGTTCAAAAATAAAGTTCCATAGATTAGTGCCATATGACGGTTTACCGGGTTTAGAACCTTGCGGAATATTAAGTGCATTTAAGAAATTCAATATAACAGCCTCATCATCAACGACTGAATATTTAGTTGATGATACTGTTGACCGGCCAGCATTAGTAGTATAGTCAACTAGTCCAGTAGGAATGTTAATTGAGCGGGAAGCATTAACGTTTTGTGTAGAGAAACCTTTGTATATTGTCATTTTTATCCCTTTGTTAGGTCATACATTTCTTTTCGTATTTCTTCAATACGTATTAAACAATCTTTATAATTCTGTAGGGCAGTCTTAAATTCACTACTATCAGAACCGTATTTTTTGTCTGCTTTGTTCTTTTCTGTCTGCAAATCCCATTTTTTATTTTTATCTAACTCATCTAATTCTTTTTTGAGTGTATCGTATTTCTTAGTTGCATCTGGGCTCAATGGTTGAACATTCAATGCGCCACCTGACGTAATAGGTAATGCAATTCCAGGACCCAACAATGAAGCAGCCGCAGAATTCATGCTTGTTCTATCTATTGTATCTACTGCAAATGTAGGTAATATCGTAGACCCTTCTCCGCCTTTTGGTATTGCATCTAAGTTAGGTTTAGACGTTCCTGCGTTTGCTTTGTTTACAAATGATCCAAGTGATGCTAGTCCGTCTTTAAATGCACCCAATCCCATTCCAGGAGGTACCACACTAGCGGCAGTTGTTCCGGTTGGTATTTTCGGCTTAGTATTAACTCCTGCTAATGGATTCTGAGGTAAGGTACTTGGCAATGAAGTTGGTTTAGGTAATCCAGTAAGTGACGACAAATCGGGGGCACCACTAGGCAATGATTTTAAGTTATCGGTTAAGCCAGCAATGTCAGATGCTCCCGGAATAGTTATACCTAATTTTGAAGCTGCGGCTGTCATAGATGCAACGCCGGCAGTAGTTGAACTTGATGAAGGTAGCAATGAACTAGCAGAAGGGATTGCAGATTTTATGCCGGCTAAGGGACTACCTGAAGAAGGGCTAACTGAGGCTGCCATTGTTTTTAAATCCGGAGACCCACTTAATTTATCTTTTAATGCAGTAGCGGCTTCTTTAATAGACGCGGGTGGTTTATAGCTTGGATCGCTTTCTGATGCCGCTACTGTTAGATTGACTGGTTTATTAGCTTCTAATTTTTTGAATACTGATTTAACTGCATCGAATCCTTTTGCGGCTGCTGACTTTGCACTATCTACTGCTGAAGTCACTCCTGCTTTAATTGAATCTCCCAATGACCCTGCTGATTTTTGTCCCATAGATGCGGCAAAGTTACCCTCACTTATACTTGCACCAACTTTTGATCCTACTCCACTTAGTGGGTTTATTGCACCAGAACCTGATGTGCTAGGTAGATTACCACCTACACCTTTTACAAACGCAGTAGTTGCAGCCACGCCATTTGTTGCCGCACTTGATACCAAGCCACTAATACTTCCTGCACTTTCATTACCATTAATAACTCCGGCAGATTTTAATCCATTATACCCTTGTTGCATTAGTGTAGATGCAGTTCCTACTTGTGCACCGGGATTGTTTACAAAATCAGATACACTATTAACACCACCTTGACCAGTAAACAAATTGCTTGGTAATGCTTCATTTAGTGATTTACCTTTTGCTACCAAAGAATCTGCTAGTGCGGCACTGCCGGGCTTAAGTACTCCGGCTTGTTCTAGTTGAGCAGGTGTCTGCGCTAGTTTACCAAGCACTGCTTGTTTTGTTCCATTTAAATCTACTACACCTGATCCGTTTGCCACAGCAGTTGTTGTTGCTGGATTTGTTGCTGCTGATACTGCTTGTTGAGAAACAACTGACTGTGTTGTACTCTTATCCATATTACCTACTGGTTGTGCAGGTGGAACTGTTGCAACAACTGGAGGTGTTGTAGGATTCTTAGGTGAGTCTGGTGCTGAGTTATTTACTGCTTGAACTGCTTTAGGGGCTGGTTTAGGCAATGCATCATCTGCCGATGTTTTAATTTCAACGTCCACACCCATGTTAGAATTTACCCACGGCGAATGCGCCGGTGCACGATTAACGATACTAGATAATTTACCCGGTGTTGCTATCCAACCTTTTACACTATCAAATAGTGTATCAATGTGCGTTGTTTTATTGTATGATTTTATTTTTTCTGGGTTTAATGATGATGAACCGGAATTTAAATTTACTACACTACCATTAATGTAGGTAGCTGATCCTGATACAAAACTTGCGGCATCGCTTGATTTTGCACTCATACCCTTGTCAACTTTAAGTGTATTATTGCCAACTGTATGCTGAGTAAAATCATCTCCTACTCTTAAATTAGTTTTCTTATCACTTTGTATATTGATTTCTTCTGAATAAATGTTTAATTTCTTTTCAGCATGTATATTAACATTATTATCTGCATGAAGATTAATGTCACCCTGTGAACGAACATTAAAACTATTCATTGCATATATGTCAACTGTACCTTCTTTGCCCAACTCAACATAACTTTGTCCACTAGCATGTACTATAAACAATGTTTGTCCATCATCACTCATAGTAATTTGATGACCAGAACTTGTGCGTAATCTTACTAATTGATTTTGTCCTTGAACGTCACCGTCATCCATTACAAAACTATGTCCACCTCTACGTGAAGTAATCTTTAATTTTGAATCAGACTCACCTGACAACCCTTGAGCAATAGCAGTATCATTTGATCCATCACCTAACCCACCTTTATAAATAGGTCTTCCGGGAGTAGATATACCAAATACACGTGACGGTGATTCACGCATACTAGAACTTGATATTGCTCCTCTAATCGGATCACGCAATAATCCTTGTTGATGTAGTTGCCCAGCAAGTGCGCTATGAACTGGCCTCGGTACTTCAATAAAATCGCTTACCTTTTCTTTACCAATATCATTCCACTCAACTACCGGCAATACAGTTGCACCACCGTAACTGTCTGCTTCATTTTCGCTAGCAGTTATCTTGGTAGAAGAACCTATACCAGGAACCATATGATGCGATCCTGTTTTTGGTATACCACCTATGTAGTATCCAAAATCTTTCTTACCGTTTAAGAAAATACAAATGACCTCACTACCTATATCAGGTGGTGTAGCCCAAAGCCCATAACTGTGATGATTGGTTTTAAATGTGCCGTCATTGTTACTTCCAGGAGCATTATCACCCGGAGTCATTCCAAAGAAAGGACTCATATACTGAACTGTCGTCCAACTTTTATCGTCATCTTCAGTACCACCAAAATCAGCTACGTATACTTGAATTCTACCTGATCGATTAGCGTCAATTGTATTTTTAACTAAACCCTTAACCGGATAGTTAACACTTATCTTACCACCGGCGTCTGGTTTATTGGCTGCTGTTGTGCCTGATACTTTAGTTACATTTTCACTCATTTGTTATGTTCCATATAATCTAGGTCTACCTTCAGATTTTACATTTGTTGTCACTGTTACACCAGGGTTATCATCATTGGGACCTTGAACTGAATTCTGAATGTTTGTGCTAGATAAATTTGTTTCACTTGCAACTTTAACTCTGCCACCTGTCATTGCATTTAACATACTGTTGTTGGTTGAATTCAAATCAGCAGAATAAGATTGTGAACCACCGATAGCTGATGCAGGTTGGGTTTTAGGTTCACTACTCTTGGCTGCTTCATCCGAAGTTAATCCTTTTGGTGCAGGATATCGTGATGCTAATGAATCAGTTTCTCTAGTATTTTCAGCTTTAGTATCGGGAGGATCTGCCGGAGGACTATACATTACTAAATGCAATTCTTGTGTGAATCTACCTTTTGAAAAAGTAGATACAACATCGGTAGCAGAATAAATTATACCTTTTGTGTCCTTAAGATACTTAGGATAATCATATAACTGTATATTAGTTTTAATATTCATTAAACCCTGGTCGTGGTCATAATCAACACCCTCATTGAATACAATTTGTATAAAAACTTGACCAGCGTGTGGATCGACTGACTTATCAGGTCCATAGTATTCGTCATATACTCCATAATTCATTCCTACAGTAGTGCAAATAAAATCAGGATCACCTAATATTTGTATAGTTGCCATTGCTTGATCTCCTGCACTATACAAACTGGTACGTACACTTGCTATAACTTGCCCGGCTTTATCAAACAACCCAGAATCATCTGCATTTTGTTTTGAGCCAGGTTTGATTGGTATAGTCAGACCGCTTGAGTTAGGAAAGGGTTTCCCTGGTTCAGGATTGTCCAATGCATCCATATAGAATAAACCATTGTATTTTTGTTCGTAACTTATTACTTCACTGTTCTTACCAGTAAACCAATATTCATAAATTTTGTGTGCCCCGTAATAGGGTGTTGGTTCAGATACATAAGCCGACCTAACTTTTGGAATTTTATATTCGTTAATCAGGTACGTAATTTCATATGCAAAATCATTTACAATAGGATCAAACGCTAGCATTTTACAAATTGGGGTAATTACAAACCACTGAAGTCTTGTTCTATCAATCGCCTTTGCCTCATCGCTCCAATTTGACATATCTTCATTGCCTTTTGCACTTAGTGCATCAGTAATATATGAGCTTTGTGCAATAACTCTTTCTATTACTTGTGTAATAGATGTTCCTGCGGGAATTTCAAATGTGCGAGTATTGTTATCTGGTTTAGCAGATTGTGCTGTCTTATCATTTGCTTTAGATGAATCTGTAACTTTTGCATTCCCGCTCATTGTTGATTTATTTCTATCGGATGCGTTTCCAGTAGTCAATATTGAATCTTTTATTTTTCCAGTTTCACTATTTTTAAATTTTATTTTAAATATATTTTTAATAGCAATAGCTTCTGACTTTAATAGGTCTTCTTGTATTTTATTCAACAATTTTTCTAAACTGTTATCGCCGGTAGATAGTAATTCTTCAACTGTTTTACCTGTCAGGCTCTGACTCGTTTTAATTTGATTATGTTTAACACCGGTACCTGTATTAATTGATACATTAATTGCTTTAAAGTTATAAACAGTTGCCTTACCATCTAATTTAAATTGCATTTCAGTAATGTTAATAGGAAAGTATCTAGCAAATACCCCGTTGTCTGCAAACTTATCATTTGAACTACCATTATCCGTATTTGGTATAAGTTGATTTGTCGTATCATCTGTTACTAAATTACCGTCAGCATCATACCCATAAAACTTGATGCCAATCATGTATAATTGTTGCAAATGATGCTTTGCTTTATCATGTCCAGGCAAATCACTCTTACCTACTACCTTTAAGGCTGCGGCTTTCAATGCAGACATAAAACTAAACCCAAAAGGTTCATAAATTTTAAAACTAAACGACAGTGAGTCAACACTTGCACCTTTGGTTGTATTTGTACTCAAATAAGTTTGAAAGCTAAAGTCGTCAATATAAAAATCTAAATCAAATAGCCGCTGATTTTTACCATTTACATTTGTACCGCCTGATTCGGCAACAACAAACATATCTTTAGGAGATATACCTTTATTACCTTGTTCAATAAATTTATTATATGAATAAGGAGTAATCATATACAATGTGATATGATATGTATAGCTACTAAACATTGATAATGGATTGTGTGGTCTTGCTCCGGGTGCTGCCTTTTGTGATGTATTATTTGATGTTGATTTTACATCAACATCTCCCGCAGTTTTATTATTTTCGGGGGTAGTAGTTTTGGCAGCATCGTCACCGGCGCTCGGTGGTAATTTGTCTTGGGGTGCATTAGCCTCTGCTTCTTTTGCCTTTTCATCTGCTGCTTTTGCGGCGTCGGCTTTAGCTGTGGTTACTGCAACATTTATTTTTTCTTTTATTGATAATGCTTCATCAGTATTAGTCTTTAAATCCGCCTGTATACTTTTTATTTCCGCCATCAATGCAGTATTCTCTGGACTAGGTGACATTGCATTCACTGCATTTACTGCATTTAACTGCATACTATCTTTTTGTGCATTATATGTTTGAGCAAAAGAATCTCTTTTCTCTTTTAACGCAGTATATTGTTCAACAGCATTAGGTGATTTAGGATCTATGGCGTCAAATTCGCTTTGAAATCCGGCGGTTGTACTTTTTAAATTGTCACTAAATTGTCTGAATTGACTTACTGAGTCTTGTGCAGCCATCTTATAGTCCTAACGCAGTTTTTAAATTTGTTAATTGTGGCAGAAAAATATACGTACCAGCGACAAAATCAAACAACGGATCTTTAATACGATTTGGATTGCGTTGTGCAAACACCCACCACAACCCGCCATCATTATATAAGTCATATGCAAGTAAGTCGGGTCGCATTGAATAGGTTTGTGTGATTTGCCAGTATATGTCTAATGGATCTTTAACGATAGGCCTATCAATCATTATGTCTAAGAATTGTCCGTTAACAACATCCGTGTTGTAGTAAGGACTGTTTGCATTATATAAAGCCATTACCAAATTCCTTTATGTTTTGAAGCAGTACCACTGTATAATTTTCCATTTGCGTAGTCTTTTAAATTGAAACGTTTACTCATATCTCCACGTGATACCATTGGTAATAATGTTATTGTAAGACTAATTTTAGTAGGAACATATGTGGGTGTTGCTATTTGATTTGATTTGAATTTAGGGTTGTTAACAACTGCACCTTTATTCAAATTAGAACCTTCTAGTCTTAACATTGAACTAAGAAATGATTTTGCTTTCTGAAATATATTTTGCGGGGGTGCAGGGGTATCTTCTGTTTTACCCGGTGCCGCATTTGGTTTCTGACTTGATAGTACTCCGGCTTTGATGTAGTCTACGTCTTGTGGTAGTTGATAGCTAAAACTTGATATAACTACCGGATGTTTATCAAATTGAAACTGGCCGTAACCACTTAAGTATAACATTGGCGGGGGAGTTCCGTTAGGCGGATTAGTATCTTGACCATAAAACATTTTTGTAGCGGATCTAAAGAAGTGAATTACTGCTAATAGATAATTTGCTTCAGCCGTGTCTTGTGCTGTAAATTCAGCAGTAATTGAGATATCGCCAACATTACTATTCTTGTATTGAAAGATTTTATAATTGTTATGTGTAATGTCAATGGGATCATAGTTGGCAGCATAACTCATATTAATGCTAGGTGTGTATGGAAAAATCACGCCCTTAGTTTCTTTTAATGGTGCAAGAATTCCCGGTTCAGGATCCATGTAGAAGAAATAAGCACTATCGGCTAATGTTAGTTTAACTCTCCAATCAGTACTAGCAGGAGTTGCTGGAATTATCGGAGTGTTATTAGTAGCAGTGCTTGCACTAGTAGCCCCTGCTTGATAATACCCTGAACTTAAATTATTAACACTAGCAGTATCACCGGGTGCTAGCTGTTCTGTAGTTAATCCAGGTACCTCAGTGGTTGCTCTGGATCCTAGCCCTCCTTGATTAAATGCAATACCCGCCGCCGGTGTTCCTGGATTTGCTGGAGTTGAAACAATAGGAGGTTCGGGGTATGTCGGGGTAGAAAATATGCCAATCTTTGCCGCAGTGTCTGATATAGGCGCAGGAACTGACACTGGATTAGTGGTTACTGCATTGAGAACGCTAGCCTGTGTTTGTGCTAGTGCTTCTTGTCCCGGATCAACAGGTGGTGCGATAGAATATGCCATGATTAAACCTTTGCTAAATATATTTATCGCTACTAAAAAGTGCTATTTTTACCTTTTATTAATAAAAATAGTTGCTTTTTGACTACAAACCTGATATAATACTATCAAGGAAACTTCAACCACTTATGACAATCATAACAAAAAAACCCGTAAATTATTTAAATAACAAGGACATTTTAAAAGAGATTCACAGTAGCAAAAACTCATATTGCACATTTCTAGCAGAAGCGGATCATAGATATGATTTTATTGTGGATATGCCCCAGTCTAGTATTCCTCAAAGCCTAGAATACGCATACAAACCAGAGAACATTCAGTTAGCACGTGAAACTAGGGCTGAGAGGCTAGACATTGAACAAGGGCTTACTAAGGGTACGACTGACCCAATGTCTATTCCTACAACAGACTTAGTATTTCGTGTAATGACTTGGGATCATATTCCGGTCGCACCCAAACAACCTCGCAAGGTAGATAAAAAGAAAACTGCTAAAGATATCTTTGAATTTGAGGGTGATGCGGACGAAATTTTTGCTGATTTAGAAGATCCTACTACCGCTAAAGAAGTTGACGACATGGTACATGTCAAAGTCAACTTCCCGCCCTTTCAGCACTATCGTTTAGATAGTACAAATACTTTTAAAGTTATCGGAAAGAGTCATTGGAAAGGTGATTTAGAAAATGGTGAGTTTGGTAAGGATCAAGGAAACATTACTAATAAACTTGCCCGTATGTACATCATGCTATGTGAAAAATATGCAATGAAATTTAATTGGCGCGGGTACACATACAACGATGAGATGCGTAACTCGGCTATTCTACAACTTACATATGTTGGCTTACGTTTCAATGAAGCCAAATCTGCTAACCCATTCGCTTATTACACTGCGGCTATTACTAATAGTTTTTGTCGTGTATTAAATTCCGAAAAACGAAATCAAAATATACGTGATGATATTTTAGAGATGAATGGGCTTAATCCAAGCTGGTCACGCCAGGGTCTTGGAACTAGTTCTACTGTTTACGAAGAATAATTTTAACCGTTGGTGTTGCTTTGTAGCACCAACTCCTATATAATTAAGAGATGACTAACCTTTTCAAAAAAGCCGCAGTATTTACCGATATCCATTTCGGCCTTAAGAGCAACAGTTTACAGCACAACCAAGACTGTGCTAATTTCGTAGACTGGTTTATTAAAAAAGCAAAAGAAGAGGGTTGTGAAACCTGTTTCTTCTTGGGTGATTATAACCATCACCGTGCTAGTATTAATATTCATACGTTAACTTTTGGTCTACAAGCACTTGAGAAATTAAGTGCTTCATTTGACCAAGTATTCTTTATACCCGGCAATCACGACCTTTACTATAGAGACAAGCGAGATATTCACAGCGTTGAATGGGCTAGGCATTTACCTAACGTGACAATCGTTAACGATTGGTTCAGTCGGGGTGATGTTGTTATTGCGCCCTGGCTTGTACAAGATGATTATAAGAAAGTACAAAAGTTATCTGGCAAATATATGTTTGGTCATTTTGAATTACCAAGTTTCTTTATGAATGCTATGGTAGAGATGCCCGATCACGGTGAGATTAGTAGTGAACATTTTACTGGCTTTGATACAGTATTCAGTGGGCATTTTCATAAACGACAAGCAAAGAAAAATATTTGGTATATCGGTAATGCTTTCCCACATAACTATGCTGATGCAGGTGATGATGCACGTGGTATGATGATATTAGAATGGGGGGTTGAACCAGTATTTCATAGCTGGCCAAGACAACCCATATTTAGAGTACACAAACTCAGCGATATCTTAGAAAACCCTGAGGGGTTGCTATTAATTGATAGTCATGTTAGAGTACATCTTGACATTGATATTAGCTATGAAGAGGCAAATTTCATACGTGAAACCATGATACCAGAACATAAACTACGTGAAATGACATTGATACCTATGAAGGTCGAACAGACAGAAAATCAAGGCTTTGATGGTCTTAAGTTTGAAAGTGTAGATCAAATCGTCATTGACCAGATTAACGGCATTGAATCAAATACATTTGACAAACGAATCCTATTAGAGATTTACAATAACCTATGAAGATACCCAGAGAAGTTAGAGAATTAGAATCATTGATTAAAGTAAACAAGCATTTGGGTATTGCTTTATCTGAATTAACTCATACTCATTCCTATATAGGTAGTTTGCGTGAACAAAAAAGTTTGATTAAAGTTAAGCTGAAATTAGAAGGTATAATAGAACGAACATTGAGGGAAGAGAAATCATCCAAAGATAGTTTTTTTAGAAAATTAAAATGATATTATTAAAGAACATTACATTACGGAACTTTCTATCAATCGGACAAGTCACACAAGCAGTTGACTTTAACCGCCAAGACTTAACACTTATTCTAGGTGAGAACTTAGACTTGGGTGGTGACGGTGCTCGTAATGGTACAGGTAAGACTAGTCTTATTCAGGGTCTAAGCTATGCATTATTCGGTGTGCCCATTAACTCAATCAGAAAAGATAATTTAGTTAATCGTACAAATGGAAAGGGTATGTTAGTTACACTTGAATTCAGTGTTGGTGGCATTGACTATAAGATTGAGCGTGGTCGTAAGCCAAATCTATTACGATTTTATGTAAACAATGATTTACAAAAAGGTACGGATGATGCACAGGGCGAGAACAAAGAAACACAAGTAGCAATTGAAAAAGTACTATGTATGTCTAGTAGTATGTTCCGTCATATTGTTGCATTGAATACATATAGTGAGCCGTTCCTAGCATTAAAATCAAACGAACAACGTGAAATCATTGAACAGTTGTTGGGTATTACTTTATTATCCGAAAAAGCAGAAACAATCAAAGTATTGTTAAAAGAAACTAAAGACGGAATACAAAGCGAAGAATATAAAGTCAAAGCTATTGAAGAAGCCAACAAGCGTATTAAAGAACAGATTGAAAGTTTGATCCGAAGACAAGGACTTTGGCAAAAGAAACATGATAGTGACTTAGCTTACCTAGTTGCACAATATGATGAATTAGGACAGATTGACATTGATAAAGAGTTATTGGCACACAAAGACTTAGCCATTTATAATGTCAAGAAAAAACAAAAAGATACACGTGATTCATTGTTGGCTCGCCAAACTGCGTGGAAACAAAAACAAGACAAGGATATCAATGATTTACTGGCTAGCGGTGAGAAGTTATCTAGGATTGATATTGTTCAAGAAATTCTAGCACATAGATCATTAGCTGAATATAGTATTAAGTCAAAAGAAATTGAAGACCGAGATAAAGATATTGCTCGGCTAAACAAAGACATTGACAAAGAAAAAAAACTAATAGATAAGCTAAACGTTGAAATTATAAAATTATTAGCACATCAATGCTATGCCTGTGGGCAAGATTTCCATGATGAGCAACATACAAAAGTCTTAGAAGATAAAGAAAAGATGCTTGCAGATGCACAAAATCATGTTGCCTCTTTAGTTAATCAAATAAAAGAATTAAACGACAAAGACGTTGTGTTAGGTGACAAGCCAAAGACACATTATAAAACAGAAGCTGAAGCAATCCGTCATGGTAGTGATGCAGAAAACATTCGCACAAAGATACTTGAAAAAGAAAAAGAAGTTGATCCATATGCTGAACAACTAACAGAACTTACATCAGTTGAAGTAGGTCCCATGCCAGTTACTCATTATGATACTGAAACTCAAGCAATTGAACATCGTAGTAAAGTATCTGGGTTGTTGCAGAATATTGAGAGTAAGGCAGCAGAGACTGATCCATATGCTGAACAAGTAGTTGAAATGGAATCAAATGCGTTGCAAGCAATTGACTTTGATGCTATCAATAAACTAACAAAGACTATGGAACATCAGAAGTTTCTATTAGATATTCTAACTAGCAAAGACAGTTTTGTTCGTAAGAAAATTATTGACCAAAACTTGTCGTACTTGAATAGTCGTTTAACACATTACTTAGATAAGATTGGATTGCCGCATCAAGTAGTATTTCAGAATGATTTAACGGTTGAAATTACTGAATTGGGCCGTGAACTTGACTTTGATAACTTAAGTCGCGGTGAGCGTAATCGACTAATTCTAGGCTTGAGTTTTGCATTCCGTGATGTTTGGGAGAACTTGTATTCACCTATCAATACACTATTCATTGATGAATTGATTGACAGTGGGCTAGACACAATGGGTGTTGAAAACGCTATTGCTATTCTTAAGGACATGTCACGTAGACGACATAAGTCTATTTGGCTTGTTTCTCACCGTGAAGAACTAGCAGGGCGTGTGCCCAGTGTCTTAAAAGTAGTCAAAGAAAACGGCTTTACTACATATAGCACAGCGGTAGACGTAGAATAAATTTGAAAGTCACTGATAAGAGATAAGTATATGTCTATGTCATCACCGAGCAAGAACAAAGGATCAGGATTTGAGCGAGAAATCGCAAAATATCTAAGCGAAAAATATAGCGAAAGCTTTATTCGAGCTCCTGGTTCCGGAGCTTATGTTGGTGGCAAGAATCAGTCCAGAACTCAGTTTCTACATGAAGGTCAGATTCGTAGCTTTAAGGGTGATATTGTGCCCGGACAAAGCTTTCCGAAGATGAACGTAGAATGTAAGTTTTATGCTGATTTTCCCTTTCACTTATTATTATCAGGTGAACACAAAATATTGGATTCTTGGTTAGAACAACTACTTGATGTAGCCGATCCAGACGATTTGAATATTCTTTTTATGAAATTTAATCGTAAGGGTCGTTATGTTGCTGTGCAATGCAAGCTAACATGGATCACTGACAATTTCTTCTTCTACGGAAGTGAAAAGTTTAGTGACTGGTACATCATGGAATTCGATTCATTCTTTAAACACAATACCAAATTAGTACAAACATATTCAGCAGACACAAAGTCAAATATAAACACAGACACAAAGTCAAATCTAACTATTGACATTTAAAAAATCGTAGGCTTGGTTGCAAGTCCTCCTTGAGATTGTACAGATTGTGCTGTGCCGTCGGATTCTGGAGTATGCGTATCAGTAATGGTACGGAACACCGAGAAGGCTCTCGTCAAAGCGAACCTTCAATGAGTACATATTTTACTTTATCTTGCGAATATGTAACATGCGTTGCTGAAGAATTAGGCAGAACCTAATAGCTTCAACTACAGTCCCAAAAACCCTACAGAGCAACCGGTGGCGAATAATAACAGAAAAGAGTTGATTATCCGGGGAAGAGATGACTATGGATGACGGGCATGGCAAACATACCTTTACCATTGGTAGTGCTGAATAGCACTACCATGGCTTCAAAGCGGCAATATAGTCCTTAATACAAATTATCAAATTACAATTAGTAAACTAGATAACCGTAAACAATTAAGGACGAGCGATAGCGAGTACTTAGATGAACTGCGTTCATCTCTCAATTAATGAATAGGGTGATTACCGTAATAATAACAAATGATATACCATGGATTAGAAGAACGGCATCTGTGTTTTCTTAGTAGTTTCTAAGTTTTCTTCAATAATTTCATTAACCGATTTTAGTTCATCAGCACTGAGATTGAGTACATCCTCATAGGTTAAGGCTCCACGCATATACCAGGCTATACGTACAGAGTTCTTCTTAATAGCCTTTATATCCCGTTCCATACCATCCATCAGCTTCCCGATACCTTCGGGGTCAAGGTATAGAAGCCTTAAGCGAAAAAATCGCTTACATTCAATGTGAATGCTTGGTCATACTCATTATTGCAATGAGTACATGTTATGTGTAATGGTTGAGTTTGTGTACTTTCACGCAATTTTACACTATGGTCTCTGATAGCTTCAAAAGTTTTCTTATCAGTGTTCATAATGAATTCCATAATAAATGCTCTATCGTTTACTATTGATTCCGGAGTAATCACACAATCAATAGTATCTACTAATACATCAACTGTTGAGTCTGTTATTGTTTTTAACAATTCATTTGACTTTTCGTCTTTTTCAAAGCCGTCAGGTAAGCTGTTAATGTAAATGATACCTTTTTGTATTTCAAATTGTTTTACACTACTACCAGCTAATATTTTGTAAGTTAGTGGGCGAAACTTTATTTTCAATTGGTCTATTACTAGTCCGTTTTCATAATCACCGGGTCTGAAATTATTCAAAACCATACTTAAGTTTACCCCGTACTTTGATTCTTCCTCACATTTATTGCAAGTAGTTTCAATCTCCATTTCAGAACCATTTGTTGCAATTTTAATTGCTACTAAGATAGCATCTAAATCAACTGAGGTTACTTTCCATGGTTGTTTAATTGATGGAATGCAACTAGTAATGATATCTACTACAGCAGTTCCGTTATACAACGCATCTGGAGTTTTGCTAGTGATTTCGTCAATCGCAGTCATTGGATACACAGGCAAGTCTCCGGTCTCTGGAAATTCAATTACTCCCGGTTCATATCCTAATCCACCGCTGGGTAATTTTAAATAAATTCCCGGGCGACGGAAATACTGCTTTAAAGGGTTATTTTCTAAACTCATTATTTCTCCTAAAATGGTAGTTTTTATACACTAAATACAATTACATATATTTATTGGTCAAAAAACACATGGCAACAAATCCAGAAGAAGAAGCAAGACGACTGAACGAAGATACTAAACAAGAGATTGACAGAAGTGCCAGGTCTCTGTCTAGTGCTACTCAAAGTGCCGCTGCCAATATGGGTACGGCAGCTGAGGATATAAGAGGTGGAGACTCTGCTGTATCAGCATCTATAGCGCAAGCCGAAGCTGGGTTTAGGTCATTAGGACAAAGTGCAATAAGTTTTTCTAAAGCACTTACTCAAAATGACGACAGTTTATCAAAATACAACGGAGCAATAGAAGCTGCCGGATCGGGATTATCAAGTCTAGCAACTGCGGCATTTGGTCCTTTGGGTGTAGTTCTTGGTTTAGCAGTCAAAGCGTTTACTGCTTTAGTTGGTGCTAATTTATCACAAGTAGATAAGATAGTTGGTAACTTCAATAAATTGGGTGATTTAGGTGCTGCGGCACAATTCACTTCAACTGAACTTGAGGGAATGTTCAACGATGCGGGGTTCAATACCATCAATGGACAATCTCAGATGATGGTGAAAACCATCACAAGTTTAGGTGGTGATTTACTCAAGTTAGGGGCAACATCAGGTGAGGGTATTAAAACTTTCACACAGTTAGCAAGTTTTAATACTGATAGTTTAGCAGACCAACAAAAGACTCGTAACGAATTTGCTAATTTAGGTTTTAGTCAAGAAAAATTATTAAATGCACAAGCTTCTTTTATGAAAGAGCAAGGTGCATTAGGTTTTGGTAGAAAAAAAGTTGATGACACATTAGTAAAACAATCAACTGACTATACAAAAAACTTATCAGTGTTAAGTGCTATTACCGGCGAGACTACTGAAGCACTACAACAATCACGCCAAAAAGATTTAGACGATTTTGCATTTAATATGTCACTACGTCAATTGGGTGATAGTGAAGCAGGAATGAAACAGCGAGAGTTAGTTCAAACTATGTCATCTCTTATTGGTTCAAATGTAGATGAATCTGCACAGAAAGCATTTAGAGATGTATATGCAAATGGTGCGGCTATCAGTGCAGAAGCACAAGCATTGTCAACCAGAACACAGGGTGCATTTGTTACTTGGACAAATGAGTTTAAGAGCGGTAAGTTAAGTCCAGAAGAATTTATTAATAAATTGAATGAAAGCGGTGAAGCTACTCTTATAAGTATGGGCGCGGCCTTAAAGGCAAGTGGTGAACTTAGAAATTCAATGGGTATTGGTACAAAGACTCTTGAAAATACAGCTAAGAAAATGGTCGAAGGTCAACTAGACGCAACTAAGTCTGCTATTGATGAAAAAATGAAGAAAGTAGATCCTTATACTGATTTCTCAAATACTGTAAAAAATACAACTGACCAATTAGCAAAGATGATGGACACACTTTTAAAATTAACCTTGCCAATGGTAATAGACGCATTTAAGGGAGCGATGCTTGCTATTAGAGAATTAGCAATTGGATTTATGGCAAGTCCATTAGCAAAGCAACTTGGTTTAAACTTTGATGATTTTATAACGGCTGTAACACCTGATGAAGAAGTTGAGAAAAAACAGTATATATTTTTAGACCAACTTGAAAAGAAACAAAAATTGTTAGACGAAGAATCTAAAGCTCCTCTAGTCAATGAAGACGGCACCTCTCCTCGTCTAGATAGTTTAACCCAAGAAGTAGCTGATTTAAAAAAACAAACAGCATTTTGGCAAGAGGAAGCAAAAAAACGTAATCTCCCAGTTTACAAAACATCCGGAGATGCACTTCCTGCACCCAAGGCGGACAATACAACCGCACCTGCACCATCTAAAAGAAACACTAAACTTAATCCCAAACAAGCTAAGAGTGCAACGTCTACTGTAAATCAAGACGCCCCTGTACCAGAATTCAAATTTGGTGGAACTACTGGTGACGGAGCCAGCAATAATTCAAGCAAGCTAACCGGTGGGGTTTTTGATGGACCTATGTCCGGCTATAGAAAACAATTACCAAAAGGTAAAGACTTTGCAGTTGTTCCCTTACCTAGCGGAGATACTATTCCGGTATCGTTTAAGAACGATATGAGTATGGCTTCTATGCCAGCAGATTTGACGGGTAACAAAAATAATCCATTAACTGACACCTCACAATTAACTGATATGATGACTAGTATGATGAATATGCTTAAAGGTAGTGATGACGAACAATCTTTATCTACGTTTGGGGGATCCACATCAACTAATAAAACAACCGGAGTCCTACAATCAGTTACTGACAAATTAGATACATTGTTAGAACGAATTAGACTTAATAACAATTTACAAACTGAACTTTTAGATCATGCTAGAGGATAATCATGTCAAATGAAATAAATGAATTTAGTAGTAATGCACAACAGTTAAATGCTGAAACTGCCAAACTAGCAAAACGTTTAAAGAACTTTGGTAAGGCTACCTTTAGGGATTTGTCTAGTATAACCGGTGGTGTAAGTAAAGCAATAACAACTGCCGGAGATGATGTATCAAAATGGAATATTAGTATAGAAAGGTCTTTTAGTAGTTTAACTAATCATTTTGGCTCATCAAAAAACGGCACAATAAGAAATGTAGCTGCAGGGGTTGAAGGGCTTCTTTCAATTGCAGATGCATTAGTAGGCGGAGTGTTTAAGCAAGTTGACACTGTAATGAAGCTACAGGACAGTGTGTCTGGTGTAGGTATATCTGCTACCAAGACTACTACTGATCTAGTCAATATGGCTAAGTCAGCCGGATATCCTATAGATAAAGCTGGTAAGTTAATGGAGTCTTTCAACTCTGTAGGAGAATCATTAAAGTATTTAGGTCCTAATACAGGAAAAGCAGCCGAAAGATTAGCAAAAGTTTTTGATAACAGAGAAGACCAATTAAAGTATTTAAAACAAGGTCTAAATCCAGAGATGCTGATGAAATATCAAGCAGAGGGTGTAAAATATTTAACTGGGTATGGAGTGAAAATTGGTGAAGATGATAGAGCATTAAGAAAAAGTACCTTATCTTATGTAGACACACTAACTACATTGAGTGTGCTAACCGGTGAAAGTAGAGATCAGGCAGCAACTAGATTAGCCGGACTTAAATCAAATACTTCTTATCAAATTAAGATGAGAGAATTGATAAAAAGTGGTAATAGCAAAGCGGCAGATAATTTTGGTGTTGTATTATCATTGTTAGATAAAGTTAGTCCTGAACTTAATAAGGGTATGGCTGACTGGATTGCAAATGGAACTGCTACTACTGAAGAAGGTAAAAAGATGATGCTGGTTATGGGTGACAGAGCCGCTCAAATAGCAAAAGCAGTTGAAGATGGTACAATGACTGGAGCCGAGGCTGCTAGAGAAGTAGGAGTTGCATATCAAAACTATGCAAAGAAAAATAAAGATGTATTATCAGTTTCAAAAGATTTACAAAATGCATCAGGTATTAATGGCAGAGTATTTCAGGAAACAGAAAAACTTGCCGGAATAAAAACAGAAGAAGATGCTAAAAAACTTATTGCTGAAAAAGCAAATGAACCTGATAAGATAATTGATGCAAAAAATACAATGATTGATGCTGAACGAGAAATGGGTTTTGTCAAAGACACTGTAGTTCAAAAAATGATGCCATTTGCATTAACAGGATTTAATTTATTAGTTGAAACTGTTAAGAAAACTGCGTTTGCTATTGCAGATTTTGGTAGAATTATTGGTGGTGGTAAGTATACCGAAGGCTTTGAAAAAATGATGTTACTAATTGGTAACCCAAAACAACTTGAAGGTATGAAGGCTGATGCCGCAAAGCAATTAGCTGAAATGGATGCTAGAATTGAAAGAGTTAAGGCACCAAACAATAAATTGAAAGCCGCAGAAGAAAGTAGAAAACAAGCAGAAAGTAACTATAAAAATCTTGTGAAAAAAGGTGCGCCTGAGGCAGAAAGAGATAAAGCACTAAAAGCAATGAACGCCGCAAGAGAAGCTGAAACGATAGCAAAAGATGAGAGAGACAAAAATATAGAAAGTGGAACTTCTATTCAACAATTAGAAGCAGAGAGAGCAAAACTGCAAGAAAGAAAAGATAAAATTGATAAAGGATATACTGCCTCAACAACTGCTACTACTGCCGGTGAAAGAGCATTAAGTGACCACGAAAAAGATCAAAATAAACAAAATTTAAATGACAGAATATTAAAAACTGATTTAGGTGAAGCAGCCAAGTATATTGAATTTGGTTCAGGATCAGGTTCTGCACAAAATTGGGCACAATTTTCTAGTAGAAATCCAGGATTAGCTAAGAATGTAACATTATTGGCTCAAGAATATTTTAAACAAACTAATAAAAAATTAATGCTAACATCATCTTTTCGTTCATATGACGAACAAAAATCATTGTATCAGGGTTGGCTTAAAGCAGGTGGTGGTCCTGGTAAACCAATGGTCTATGTTCCCGGTCACGGAAATGTAAATACTCCGGCAAATCCTGATGTAAAAGAAACTCCTCATATGAGTTCTACTGCGGTTGACGTTAGTAAGGATCAATTGGATTGGATGGAGGGTAGAGGAATACTACAAAGAGCAGGACTTAGACGCCCATATAGAAACGACCCGGTACATATTGAAAAAGCTAAGTTTGGTAAGAGTATGATACAAGGTAAAGAGATTGAAATGCACGGGCGTGAAGCATTGATTGAATTATTCAATGGAACTATCCCTATTAATCTGCCACCAGAATTTAAAGAAAATACATTTTCTGAGATTAGAAATACCATTAAACCCAAATCTACTATGCAATCATTTACATCAAAACAAAATACTGATAACAAAGATGACTTAGATTTAGAATTATTGAGTATGATTGACAGTCAATTTGATGATTTAATTACTAGTATGGATAAGAGTAATTTGTTGCAACATAGCATAAAAACATACATGGCAGCTTAAAAAGCTAAATACTTGATGGCATATAAAAAGCGTTTTTCCGATCCTAACCCAAACGGTGTTCTTAGTCCTATTTCTGGAAACAACAGTAATAAGGGTAGTTGGAACGGCGGTGGCAACTCTGACGGTGGTTACAATAATCAAGACTTTGGATACAAGAACTATCAAAGTCGCTTACCAGAAGTTTATACTGGTCACCCAAATCGTATTGAACGTTATAATCAATATGAAATGATGGACGTTGACGCAGAAGTTAACGCATGTTTGGACATCATTGCTGAGTTTAGTACTCAGAAAAACGAACATAACAATACACCATTCAACATAGAATTTAAAGAAGATCCAACTCCCCATGAAGTTGAAATCATCACTAAGCAACTACAACAATGGTGCAAATTAAACGAATTTGACACTAGAGCATTTAAAATCTTTAGAAATGCTATCAAATACGGGGATCAGGTTTTCTTACGTGATCCAGAAAACTTCAAACTATATTGGGTTGACATGACTAAAGTAACTAAAGTCATTGTTAACGAAAGTGAAGGTAAGCTTCCAGAACAATATGTTCTTAAAGATATTAATATCAATCTACAAAACTTAACAGTAGCACAGAAAGTCAGCACAGACTTTGCAACTAATCCAAGCACTGGTTTTGGCGGTACAGGTGGCGGAGGTAGTTCAGGTGGTTACTCAGTTCCAAGTAGCCCTACAGGTACTGCTGGTAGTCGTTTTGCATTGGGGTTGAATGAATCTGCAATTGATGCTAAACACATTATGCATTTGAGTTTGACTGAAGGCTTAGACCGCTTTTGGCCGTTTGGACAAAGTATCTTAGAAAATATTTTCAAAGTATACAAGCAAAAAGAATTGCTTGAAGATGCTATTCTTATATATCGTATAAGCCGTGCCCCTGAGCGTAGAGTTTTTAAAATTGACGTTGGTAACATGCCAAGTCACATGGCTATGGCATTTGTTGAC